CATTTAGGCAAAAGAGGATGGATGCCGGAAACTGGAACGGAATACAACTTAGAAATAGCAAGGGAATTATTTTTAGTATGTTTAAAGGATTTAATAAATAAAGGGCAATACTGGCATAGAGATCTTATTTTATTTCCTGTAGGCAACGATTTCTTTAATGCTGATAATCCCGAAAACGCTACTTCCAGCGGAAGACATATACAAGATGAAGATGAAAGGTGGAGAAAAACCTTTTCTACCGGGTTGAATTTAATAAGAGAGGCTATTGATTTATTGCAAAATATAGCTCCCGTTGAAGTACCTATTATACCCGGTAATCACGATAGACAAAGGTCTCAATATTTAGGTTATGCTTTAGAGGGGTGGTATCATAATAATCCTAACGTAACTATAGATAATAGCCCCAAATTAAGAAAATATAAACTATACGGAAATTGCCTAATAGGATATACCCATGGGCATGATGAGAAACTGGAAGATTTGCCTATTACTATGGCCAACGAAGTCCCAGAACTTTTTTCAAGAGCTAAATTTAAAGAATGGCATATTGGTGATAAGCACTTTAAAAAAGAAATTAAATGGTTGTCCACAGAAGAAATGAAAGGAGTTACTGTAAGAAGATTACGAAGTCTTACAGGAACGGATGCTTGGCATTACTTGAAAGGGTATGTAGCCAACGTGAGAGCCGCGGAGTCTTTTATTTGGGATAAAACAAATGGTTTGGTATCTCAATTTTCAGTTAACTACCATGGTGAAACTGACGAGCGATTTAGGGATAGAAAAATACCTAAAAAATAATACTAATTCCTTCAACTACCCCCTGCGAGAACGGAAGTATCTTTTAATTAAGATCTTCCGTTCTTCGTGTATTATACTATATAAACATAACAAAAGGAGAAGCCACTTGGGTATTAAAATGGGCGGTTATATTTGTGATTCATGCCGGAAAATAATTTTACTTCCTACTGACGAATTATACGGAGCTGTAATAAAACTTATTGATAAAGGTTTTACAGTAGCTATCTTTTGTGAAGAATGTAAAACCTTACCTATTGAACACTTACTGAAAATACAACGAAAGGAGAATATTAATGAAAATGCTTAAATTTTTTCGTGACTTAGGCGCCGTCATTATTTCCGCGTTACTATGGATATGTATTATTTTATTTTATAAGATATGTGGAAAAGACGAGGAAGTGGGGTTATGGCTGGATTAAATGAAACAATATTATATGCTGCTATGAAAATATTAACGGAAATAGAATATGTTGATGTTTTAAGTAAGCAGACGAAAATTATAAAACTTAGTGGTTGTGCAGGTTATATACCTGTATTTAAAACACTGAAAGAAGCTAAGAAATATACCTTAAAAGGTACATATAAAACTATGTTAGTAAGAGTCGGGGAATAAAATGAAAGATAGAATACATAAAGTATTAAAAGAGATAATATCAAAATATAGCCAAGAGGATGGTTATTTACTTAAGAGCTCCTATGATGAAGTTGTAAAGGATATTGAGATTTTTATAGCCTCCCTTGGAAAAACCCCTAGAAAGTTTTGGGTAGAGATACAATACATACCTGCTGAGAGCGAGCCCCCTGAATTTATAGAAGCCATTTTTATCCAAAGACATAGAGAAAATCTTGATAATGTGGGTGAAGTTTTTAGAGTAATAGAGGAATTATAATGAATAAAGCTACTTGTCCTATACACGGTACTAAATTTATGATAAGAGAGGGTACTGCTAAATGTAGCCCCTATTATTGTAACTTTCCTACTCCAAATGAGAGATTCTCCAGGTGTTTTTATCATTCTTCAGGGAGATCAAAAGTTATAGTTAAAGAAGATACAGATCATAGTAAGCCTGATGTGATGAAGGCTATATTTACAAATAGTGATAAGTTTTGGTTAAGGAAAGTACAGATAAAAAAAGCGCAAGGTTATGCTAAATTTTAATAAAGGGAAATATAAAATGAAGACAGTAAAAGAATATTTTAATGCCAATACAACATTTGTAATGGAGCAACTATTTTGATAGATATAAAACCAAATCTTCAAGCAGCCATTCTTCAGATAGAAGAAGCTAAAAGGATAGGTAAATGTCCTTGGTGTTGTTGTGCAATAACAGAACAGTATGTATATGATATAATGAACCCAAATGGACTTGTAAAAGATGGTATAGTATATAGAATCGTTCACTTTCCACAAGAAACTTTCGCAGAATCTCAAAAAAGATGGCGAGAAGAGGGTGTGATTACAGAAAAACAATATAAACGAGCTGTGTCTATCAAAGTTAAAACCCCGAAAATGAAGGGGGAAATAAAATGAAAACAGAATCAAGAAAATGTAATGATAATGTCTTAGGGGACAGAGGAAACAAAATGAACTGGAAATCAATCAAAAAAAAATATCCGAAGGCATTCAAATTACTGGACAAAACTGTTGATATATTTTGGGATTGTAGATTCCTCTATGACTTCTTTGATGAGCAGGGGATAATAATACAGATTAAATTTTTCTGGAAAGCCGAGATACTAAAAAAGAAATGGTCTTATGAAATAAGTAACGATTTTGAGTATATCTATTCCTCCAACTTAAATGATAGTATTACTTATTCTAACCGCATCGAAGCAGAAGAACAAGCCTTTCTTAAAGCATTCGAAATACTGGAGGAGAAAATAAAATGAATGATATTAAAAAAGATAGGCAAGGAAACAGAAATATATTTGCAGGGGATAAGGCAGTTTAAAGGTAAGACGGATTTGAAGTTAGTCAAAATATTTCTTGAACAAGAATTATTAAAATATAAAGGAGAAACAAAATGAATGATATTAAGAAAGAACTGGCGGGTGCTTTAGCAAGAGCATATACTACTGATAGAAATTCTCACAAAGAACTTGATTCGATTTTAATTGAAGATATGGTTACTGAGTTAATTCCTATTGTAGAACGAAAACTTAAAGAAGCAAGGATAGATGAGAATAAACAATGGTTAAAAGCAACAAAGTTAGATTATGTTACATCGTTTAATTTTAAGAATCGTATATCAGAACTGGAGAAATAAAATGAATGAGAAAACAACTTGGCAAGATAGATTAAAAGAGAAACTAAAGTTAGCCATTTTTAAAGATAGTTGGGGTTATGAAATAATTGAGACAGATGCCGATGGATTCTTCAAGGTTCTCAATGATGGCATCTCCGAACTTCTTAAAGAACAGAGAAAGATATGTGCTAAACAATATGAACTTTATAGTTGCCTCACTAAACAATATGACCTTTATAGTTGCCTCAAAGACTCAGAAAGATATATTAAAAACAGAATTGAAAACGCATCAGACCCTAAAGGACAACCACTATGGGCAGATACAGGAGAAATAAAATGAAGCTATACAAAGTTAATATTGCATATCGTTATGACCATCGAAGTTCATCTACATTCTTTGTGGTTGCAAAAGACGTAGCCAGTGCCGAAAAAATAGCAAGTGATACATTCAAAAAATATGATTATGGAGATTTTCATATTCATAGTTTAGAGATAATCGCAGAAGAAGGACAATATTCAAAACCAGATATTTTAGTTATCGAAGGAGAAATAAAATGAATTGGCGAGGTCGAATAAAAGACATACCGTTTTATAGAGAACCGCAAGACAAAGACATTGTTTACCTACAAGAGACTAAATTGATGCAAGTCGTCTCTCAACTTCTTAAAGAAGTAAGAGATGAAGAGAAGAAAAAATGGACTAAATTATTAAAACAATCTACCCCTTATAAAAAGGAGAAGTAAAATGAAGAGTAACATTATCCATATGCACAAATATAAAAAAATGTTATATCAACTAGGTGAAAATTTTAAATTGGCCCGATTAAGAAGAAAACTTACAAAAGAACAAGTGTGTGAAAGAGCCAATATAACATTGGGAACATTAAACTTGATTGAATCAGGTTATGAAAATGTAAATTTTATAGATTATTTTAGAGTTTTGATTGTATTTGATTTAGCTGAAGATATAACAAAATTAGCAAGTGATGATGTTTTGGGAAGAAAATTACAAGATATAGAAACCTTGCAAAATGAGGTTAATGCGAAGACCATGAAGAGTTTTATAAAAACTATATTCTATCAATATATCCAGTAGGACCTGTTACTATTGAATTTGCTCCAGTATAACCAGTATAACCAGTTCTGAATTTAGAACTACTTACTGGAAACAATATTTCTCAACTCTAGAAAAAGTAACTAAGTAACATTTATACTTTTTTCGAACCTGCCTTTGAGTGACCTTTGAGTGTGAAATTTTCAAGATTCTACCTATATCTGATGTAGTTAAAAAATTGTAATAGATAAAGGTAGAGGAAGAATATGATACCTTCACGAAGTTTTTATAGTATTTCCCACAGAACGAGAGAGATACTAAATTCTATCAATTCTGTATTGAAAAACAATGAACCATTACCTATTTTATCTACCATAAAAAGCGAACCTCCGATTGTTAAATCCTCCCCTGATAAGATTAATTTTAAAGATGCTATAGAGAGTAAGCGATTTTCCTATATAGGAATGTCTCTATACAAGGGAGCAAGCGAAGATGGTAATATAGGTAGAATATGGGTTAAGAAAGAGATTATAGACCCTAAGACGGGTGAGAAGCAGGAATGGTTAGTAACGTATACTACAGACGAAGATGACTTAGTTTATTCATTGGCAAGCAAGAGAATGAAGAAAATTGCTGACTACGGCCCTTTCGGAGTAGACGAACTTAAACATACTCAAGAAGGTATTGATAAAGCCGTTCAAGGTTTAGATATGCCTGAACTCGAAGATACTGTTAACCCTCTCAAAGTACCTACTACTGACGCAGAAGCGAGAGATAGTACGGGGCATCAAGTACAGATGGGAAATGTAGTAGAGAATGAATTTAATAAGCAAGGCGAAGTAGTTGATATATTAGGGCCTGACAAATTAGTTGTTAAATGGATGGATAAACCTTATAGTGAAGGCGAGATGGGAGATACTATAGCATCAAGTGATATAGTAGTGGTTGGCTCTCAGAAGACAGCTTTTGATTACCGTGAAAATCTAATGAAAGGCTATAAGAAGCCATTGCCCGAATTGCAACCTGGTGATAGGGTAGAAGATACAAGAACAAAGAATATTGGTCTGGTAAAGGATATACAAGGAGATCTTGTAGAAGTAGATATGGGCACACATTCAATGAAAGTGCCTATAAGCGCAATAAACAAGCTGAGTGCTTTAAACAAACATAGTGTGAATATACAGATTATACCTGTTACTAGCTGGCAAAGAGGTAAGGTTGATCCTACCGAATATGATGCCACTACTGATACTATAAGGGTTAGAGGGGATTATGATGTAAATAATGATCCTGCCGGATGGATGGTACACGAAAAGGTACACGCAACATTAGCTGCAGCCGGTCAACAAAACAACTCAGGGAATTACCCCGATAATCCTATAGAGGAAAGAGCTTATAAAACACAATTTAATTATTTGAAATCTTTAGGACATACTTTTGATGATATATTTCAAATACCTACTATGGAACATAAAGCGCCTTATAGAAATATATTTGCAAAATGGTGGAACGCATCTTCTCCTCAACAGCTTCCTACTTTAAGAACAGCCGGACAACCTAAACCGCAGGATATACCTATTGCGCCCGGTATCAAATCCAAGAATATTACAATGGATGAATCAGGTGGTGGAGGAACAGCGAAGGTTACAGTAGAGTTCAGTGACGTGAATAAAGGTTTGCAATTTTATCAAGAAGAAGTAGGACAACCACAAGCTCCACCTAAACCTCCTGAACAACCTAAAGAAGAAGAGAAACCCGAAGCCTCCGCGGAACAAGGACCCCCTCCCGTGCAAGGTCCTCAGTTACCTAATTTACCTACAGCGCGTTTGAAGTTTAATTTACAAGTTATCAGTAAAGTAGTCCACAGAAAAGACGGTTGGCATGTAGTTAGCGAAGAAGGAAAGAACTTAGGAGGCCCTTACCCTGAGAAAAAGAAGGCTATTAAAAGACTAAAACAAGTAGAATACTTTAAACATCATGGAAGCGCTGATGTAGTTAAAATGGATGTTCCATTTTTAATTAGGGAAATGGAATACTCTAAAGAAGATGCTAAAACTGATCAAGACTTACATAAAGCTACGGAGAATATGATTGATGAAGGCGATAAAGTATTAGAAATGAGTGATTACGATAAGATATTTGATAAACCTAAGAAAGGTTCATTAAAGTTATCTTGGCAAGAACAAGGGCCAGGTGAAGATTTTCATCAAAACTTAGTGGATGAAGCCTATGATTTATGGCAGAAACCAGAGAATAATTGGAATAAAGACCAGTTTCTCCAGAACCTTCCTTCTCAAGCACACAGAGACGCTGTAATATTAGGTAATCTTAACTATCAAGTAGGTAATGGGGGTTTTGAGCAATGGTTTGGTAATGATTATGGAGATAGAGATGCTGAATATTTAATAGGTACTTTACTTCCTGCTATCGGTACCCCATCCGCTAAGAGAGTCATGTACTTAGTAGAGGAAGCTTACGACCTACGTGAAGAATATGATCCTTACGAAGGAGAACCTAACGAAGACGCCTCGAACGATTTAGACAATCTAGATAGCGAATATTATGCTATAGATGATGAGTTTATGAAAGATGTCAACCAATATTTATATAAACTAAAGATTCAAGGTTCATTAATATTCTCCTCTTCTGTAAAACAAGCAGCGTCCGATATTCATGATTATTTAGCAGAGAATGTAAGAGATACTGAAGATTTAGATGAAAGAGATGTACAAAGAATAACAGAAAGAATATTATCACAACCATGGTGTAACTCTTCAAAGGAAAAAGTATTAAAACAAGTAAGAGATTGGATAGGATTAGAAAAAGAATCCTCAGCTGACGAAATACATACGTGGATAAGAGTTAAAAGAGTATTAGATGAAATGGGCGTAGACGAAACTACAGCAGCCAAATTCGTTGAAGATGTCAAAAAGTACTGGCAGGAATATATAGAATTACCTGATGAACAGATATATGATGCTTATAAAGCTTGGAAAGATGAAGAAGGCCCCAGAAAAATGACTGATGAAGATTGGGACCAAAGATTCGAAAATGATGCTTTCAACAGAGAACAATTTGGTAGCAAAAAAGCTTCCTTAAAATTCTCACAAACAGAAGAAGATTATGATTTTTATAATGATAATTATAGATTCAATTCTGGAGAAGAGCACGAGTGTGAAGACTGTGGAGCACCAGGAGCTAAATTATATAACACCTTCGGCCAAAAACTTCAAATAGGAGGTTTTAGTAGTGATTTAGAGTTATGCGATAATTGTCATAAAGAGAGGTTTCCAGAACACTGGCGTTACAAGAAAAAAGCATCTTACATATATAAGCCCGGTGAGCAGATAGGTTATCATGGTAGGGAAGGCCGTATAGTTCGAGAAGATAATGGTGGTTACATTGTTTACTTTACGGATACCAACGAAGAACAATGGTTAGATAAAGAGGAATTACTCGAGCAGGAAGGATTAAAAGAACCAGAAAATGAATTTGATAAAGTACTCAAACTAAGAGATAGAGCAAGAGAAAGGAGAGACACAGATATGTCTAAAGAAACAAATTTTACCTTATGGTTTAACAAAAATAAAAATGAAACTTCCTATTGGGAAGGTTATTCTAATTTTATTAAAACAGCTGCTCAACATAAACAGTTCAAAGATTGGATGAAAGAGAAGTTCGCAGATGTAGTAATAGAGGACGAACCCGAAACTAAGGATGGGGCTGCCTATGAATTACCTGATGGAAGTGGTTTTATGACTGGTACCGTTGGAAGTAAACAAGCTTCAGGAGTAGCCCTTAATATATTACCAGACCTCTTTGAAGATAAGTTCGCGATGAGTAAGATACCTCCAGAATTAAGATTACTTCGCTCCAATGCTAAGCAAGCTCTTAGTAAAGTAGTAGAGCATATGCAAGTATTAGGACGAGAGAGTACCCCAGCCGACTTCCCAATGGAATGGTTTTATAAGGATCAAGGTTATGTAGTTCCAGATAGTATAGGAGAGGTAAGAGCCCAATTACAAGAGATTATAGATTACGCCAACCGCGCAACTGGTAATAATTTCTATGGTAATATGAAGTCTTCTTTTAAAGTAATATCAAAGAGTGGGTTGCAAGGAGTTGAAATTATAAGAGAACTAATAGATGGAAAGATAAATAAATATGGTTACATCAATGAAAAGAACCAGTTTGTGGTGCTACCTAATTATAGAGAACTCCGTATAAACAGTCAATTAAATAGGCCTGATACAGGTGAAACAGTAAAAGTGATCAAATACGTTGATGTTTCGTTAGGTAGCACTGCTAATATGGTAGAGACTCTTATGAAGAAGAAAGCAGGCGATGAAGCAGATGATTTAGCCGAAAAAGAGTGGTCTGATAAAGGGGAAGAAGATTGGAGTAGAAAACCCTCAGAAGGATTCATACCTACAAATAGAGGAATGCAGACACCCGACGATATAGTAAGTGATTTAACCTTTTTGAATTATGCTTATAATAGAGATAGATCTCCAGAAATAACTCCAGAGCGTTGGGCTAAGGTATATGGTCCCAACACAGAAACTATGGAAATGCGTTATCAAAGAGAAAAAGCTTCTGGCAAAACATTTACTAAAAAGGATATAAATAAGGCTTTTATAAAATACGCTATTGATGTTAGCGATGAAATACCTCCAATGGGATGGGATGCTAGTACTCCTGGAAAACCAGCTGGGGCAGGAGCACCCAAGGAACCTATGCAGGGATTACAGGATAAGGATAAAGAACAAGAAGAAAAGAAGAATGTAATTTATGATAGTTCTAGTGATACAGGACCTCAATTCCAAACTACTATTAATCCAGCTACAAAAGAGGTTACAGTGAAGTTTATGGATTCCCCTCAAAAGGAAGCTCTTGATGATGCAATGAAGACTCAAATGCAAAGCCCTCAGCTTCCTACGTTAAATACTACTCCACAGAATAATCAAGGAACACCAGGTACTCCAGGTGGACCGGGAGCAAACGAGGAACCGAATCAGTTTAAGAATCAACAAGTACCAGTAAGTTTTTAAGTTATGAGTAATTGGCGAAAAGTATTAAGTTGGCAAGTACAACCCGAAGCTCCTAAAGATACTAGAGCTTTATTTAGAGATATATCAATGAGAAAACCAAGTAGCTGGGCGGAAGTAGGGACTTATGATTTTCATCAATTCGATACTTTACATCAACAGGCTCTTTTGGGAAAGCGTGTAATAGAAGGATATGTAGCAACTCCCTATAGTACTATTACACCACTTTATGATATCTCCGGAAGAACATCTGAATTTATATTACATAATCAAGCAGATGATTTTTATTATTATATAAATACCGAAGGTTTCTCTTATGCAAGATATACATTTAGAATATTAAATTTTCCAAACGCGTGAAAAATTGGTTTACAGAAAATAGTAAATGGCTATATCCAACTATAACCTTTTTCGGGGGGGCGCTGATTGGATTCTATCTTTGTATTTTAAGATATGAAAGCGAAATTGATGTTATGAAAGTAGAACTTAAATTGGAGATTTATAAGGTAGCTGACGCTATTTCGGATTTGAAAAATTTAATTCAAAATAGAGTATTGACAAAAGTAAAAGAAAAATGATAATTTATTATTGTACTGTTACAACTACTGATGGCCATACTTATATGTATGGTTATTATCCATATTCTTACTGGTTAAATACAACTGGTAATGTTATTGTAACTGAAATAAACAAGTTTGAAAGTTAATTAAACACAGGAGATAAAACAATGGGAAGGATCATAATACCCGAATTCAATAAACCAAAGAGTACAGCTCCCGCTTGGATTGATGCTGAAGCTCTTAAGGAAGCCAGTTCACAAGAAGCTGCGGAAAGAGAAGAGGTACTTTCCAAGATCTCTTCCCAAAGCGAAGACCTTGTAATTTCCTATATTGCCCCATCTACGGGGAAGATATATTTTGCTGGCGAACCTAGATTAGTTGTTCAAGCAAGAATGGCTAAGGCTAGTAATCAACCCGTAGAATTCACAGACCCTGAAACAGGGGAGAAATTACATTCCTATAGAGTATCTAAAAAGATTAGCCATATTGATAGTCTTAAATATTCTAATGAAACGGAGGTAATGCCTCGAGTCGAAAAAACATCAGGGGTATATACTAATACCTTTGTGGATAGGCATGTAGTCTATAAAACATTGGATGCGTTACAGAGATATGCTTCACAGAATGGGTTATCTTTAGCAAGAGCCCGTTACCTGAAGGGGGAATACGGCCAGAAGAAACTAGGGTCTGAATTAATAACTATAGCTAAGATACAAGCGGAACTAGAGTGGAGCTACGGTAGAAACCAAAAAGGTAGAATATTCGCTAATGCTGAAATAGATACTGCTGGTAAGATACAAATGCCTAAAACTTTTAAGATAGCATCCGGCGAGGAATTTGAATTTAATAAGGATAATATTAGATTAATGGAGAAGGATTCAACATTTAGAGAGTTAATTGCTATTAAACCGAAAAAGAGTGACGTGCCTCAAATAAGGAGACCCGATATATCTAACTTTATGGCAACGTCTTCTATGAAGACTGGAGGTCCTGTTCCTACTAATGTACCTCCTCAGAATACTAATACTACTAATCCTCAGGAACAGTTCCAGCCTGGTAGCCAATATATTAACCCTGCTGATAATAAAACTTATACTGTTAAGAATTATGATCCTCAGAAGGGAGCAACTGTTACATCACCAGAAGGCCAGGATATGTTAGTACCACAGGATCAAGTTCAGAATCTTAAACCAGTTATGAAAACATCCGCTTATGAATTTTCTGTAGAGACTATGGCGGACGACCTTTTACGAAAACTTTCTAAGAAGGATAAAAAAGAAGAAGATAAAGGTGAGAAGAAGGATAAAAAAGAAGATAAAGATGATGAAGATGATATGGTTGATAAACTGACGAAAAAGGATAAGAAAGAAGATAAGAAAGAAAAGGAAAAGGATAAAAAAGAAGAGAAGGGCGAAAAGGACGAAAAGGAAGATTGTTCAGACCATATGTCTTCTCTTAAAAAAAAAGATAACGCCGTCCTCGAAACAAAGTCTTCGAGAGTAGCCAATATGGGAAGAAGATGGTTAGAGATAAGAGATGAAATACGTAGTAAACAAGCTTCTCAACGAACCGCCACATCAAAACATACTTTTCAGGATGAAGTAGTTGAAGAACTAACTAAAAGAGGTTATAAAGCCTTAAAATCACTTGAGGTTAAACCCAACGAAGCCGGAAGAGACCCAAAGACCAATATACCTACCAAGAGTTCCGGAGACGTGGAAATAGGAATGACTGACTTCCCTGACTTTACTAAACCTATACAAGAAGCACAAGCGGAAATAATTAAAGATAGAGAACACTTCACTAATGAAGATAAACTGCCAGTATACAATATGAGAAGAAACGAATTGAAGAAGTATATGGATGATGAAAAAGGTGGAGAGAAGAATTACGGTTTAAGCGAAGAAGCAAGAGGTGATAAAGACTTTAAGAACCCAGATCCTTTTAGAAAGAAATCATCAACGGATGAGGATATAGCAAATGCACTTATCAATAAGACCGCAGCTGATGAAGAAGAAAAGGTAGATGTAAGACCTATTCAATATAAACCTCAAAAGAGAGCACCTGGGTTGGAGGAATTCAAAGAGCCTGAAGTTATACCAGAAGCTGAAGGTAAAGCAAAGGAAGCCATTACAAAGTTCCGGAAGGTACAAGCTGACATTGAACAAACTAGGAAGCAACTGCAGGAAGCTATAGCTCCAATTCAAAAACAACTAATGGATACTCAAAAACCTTTTCAGGAAGATTTAGTAAAGAAACAAGAATCCTTTTCTAGTTACTTGGAGATGATTTATACCCAGTTAGGAGAAACCAAAGATAAGATCGCAGCCTATGGCGATAAGATACTAGCTATAGTGGAGAGAGGCAAACGAGAAACTAAATCTCCCACGATAGCCCAGTTGTTAAAGAGATTAGAAGAAGTAGAACCCGAAGTGTTTACAGCTGTTCAGAATGTAAAGGAAGCTATGGAAAATGAACATGTGAGTAATGTATTAGAAAGATACTTATATGATTATGATATAAGTAAAGAACATGAGAAGAAGAAAGTTATAAGAACAAGTGACGACGAAGGTTCCTTTAATGAAGCATTGAAAGTATTGAAAGTAGCTTTAATGGGATTACTTAACCTCAACGATAAATTGCGATTCGAGGAGGTATAAATTGAATGAAACTAGTAAATTTTTATTTCCGCTGTAAGTGCGGGAAATATTTAGCTTTTCATACTACTGAGGAGATTCAGGGATGCCCAAAATGTATGAGCATCCTTCGCTTACCTAAGGTGTTTATTAACTATCTATTGACACGTGAGAGAGATGGAAAAGAAGAACTGGCGTGAAATACTGAGTTGGCAGATACAACCCGAAGAATCCTCTCGGAATATTAATAAGATGATAGCTATGAAGGCTTCTCAAGAAATTATTGATGATTTGGCTATTATTATTCCCGATAAAGTTCAAAATCAAATAGATCCTTCTCTCGGAGACCAAATTGATAATATAGATGAAAATGTTGTTACTAAATACATTAAATTATATTTAGGAGCCTACATAAGACATTTAACGCGCGAGGATATTTTTGCCGACTAACTGGAGACAAATATTAAAATTCGGTTGGTTGAACGAAGAAGAGATTCGTAAAAACCAAAAAGAAGAGTATGAGACTAAGACTTGGGAAGAACATGAGATTCCTTTCAGTAGAGAAAAAGGTGAAGAATTGCAACGGGCTTTGGCATATGCTACAGAAGGAGCTATTAATTACCTTTTTGAACCTAACGTATTTCACGATAGAGTGCGCATTCTCGGGACATTACAGAATTATAAGGAATCTTATATAACAGCATATCAGCATAAAATGAAGCTATATGGTGAATTAGTCGAATTCTATACTAAACTAGTACAAGATTACCCTGTAGAGGAATATTAAATAGACGAGAAAACTATGAAAAAGTTTTTATATCCTTTATTACTTTGCATATTGTTTACGGTATCGCTCTTTGGGCAATACACTGATGAGAAATACGAAAAGTATGTAGGTTACGCCAGAGGTAAATATCCTTTAACGCTGAGCGGTTTACAGAGGGCGATAGCTGCAGTAGTAGCTGTAGATAGTGGAGTAGTAAATATTGCATATCCTGGAGTTGATACTACAGGTTTAGGAGTGCTTCCCCCAAGAATATACTTACGCGGTTGGATTAGTGGAGAGGAAATAGTAAGCGGGGTAGTAGCTGGAACTGGTACTTGGGGTTATATTACAGGTGATATAACTGAACAAACTGACCTCCAAGAGGCTTTATCTAATAAATTAGACCTATCCGATACCTCTCACAAAGTATTAACTTCTAATTTAATTTATAACAATAAATCTGGTATGAGGGATACCTTATTATACAGCGACTTATACGAGAAGTTCTTAGGTATTGAAGATGGTAAATACGATTTGAGCGTAGCTGGAGTACAATCTGCCATAGCTGATTTACCTAATGATAGTGGAACTGTATATATTTCTTACCCCGGTATAGATACTACAGGTTTAGGAACGCTACCAAACGACATAATATTATGGGGGTGGATTCTTACTTATGTTAGTGGTAACAATACCGCGGAGGTACTTACTTTCCAAATAGAAACCTCGGCTTCCTCTACTGGAAACTTCTATACTACTATTGATGATAGTACCTATACTACTGTTATAGATAATGGGGACGTTAATACTATAGTAGCTACTAAAATTTATAATACTTTATACGGAAATGTAACAGGATGGACAATTACTAAGAATTCTTTTAGAATAACTCTAACACATAATACTTATGGTGATATTACTGATCCTACTTATAATGCTTCTGCTATTGGGGCTACCGTTACTACTTATTCGCGCGCAAACGGTACTTTAAAACTTTATAGTAGTTCTTATACTCAAGGGGCTGGTTATATAGTCGTCACCCCCGCGCAAAGTAAAGTAGTAGTAGCTAGTGATTCTATGAGAGTGCAAGGCAAATCAAAATTTGTAGGTAATGTAACATTACCTAATACGAGTATCTGGAATACCACTGGTGTTGGTATAGGAACAATCACTCCAAGAACAACACTTGAAGGAGTTGGTGCTTTATTATTTACGGGGACGGCAGGAGCTGGATGGACTGAACCGAATTTAGGTGCTGGTACAAGATTACTTTGGTATCCGAGAAAAGCAGCTTTTAGGGTCGGAACGGTTACGGGGACTCAGTGGAACGATGCTAATATTGGAGAAAATTCAGTGGCATTTAGTTATAACAATATTGCTTCTGGTAAGGGGAGTATAGCGATTGGCTCAAATAATTCTGTATCGGGAAGTTATAGTACAGTTATTGGTGATAATAATACTGCAACTTATCCTCAAGGTGTTGCACTAGGCACGGGTAATACTATCGATGGTGATTATGGGGTAGCCATAGGAGTAAATAATAGTACTTATGGATCTAGTTCAAGGGCATTCGGAACAAGTTGTATCACTTATGGAATTTATTCTACGGCATTTGGCTTTACTAACATAGCAAGAAGTTATTTGGAATTTGTTATCGGTAGAAATGCACTAGATGGTGGAAGTTCAGATACTTGGGTTGCAACAGACCCTTTATTTAGTGTTGGAATTGGTACAAGTACAAATAACAGATTAAATGGGTTCACAGTATTCAAAAATGGCAATGCAGAAGTGTATGGGACATTAAAAGTTGGTCATATTTATACTTTCCCCGCTACTGACGGGACCAGTGGTTATGTGTTAAAAACTAATGGTGCTGGAATAGTAAGTTGGCAGGCTGACGCAAGTGGTATTGGGGGCGCCGCTTATGCTGATTCTTTATTACACGATGGAAGACATGTCCCTGGCGACAGTTTAATAACAGACGCTGAAGGCAATTCTAGATTTCAAGCTAAAGGTACTTATCTTATTCCAAGTGATAGTACTTCAATGAGAAGTTATTCTAATGCTAAATACCAAGCCAAAGGTACTTATCTTATTCCAAGTGATAGTACTTCAATAAGAAATTATTCTAACGCTAAATACCAAGCCAAAGGTACTTATCTTATACCAAGTGATAGTACTTCTATGAGAAATTATTCTAATGCTAAATACCAAGCTAAAGGTACTTATCTTATTCCAAGTGATAGTACTTCTATGAGAAGTTATTCTAATGCTAAGTATCAATATAAGTTTAGTAATATAGCGGAAACTTCCGCCGGGGATAGTATTAAGTTTTATAATAAATATACCTTTCCAAGAACAGATGGAAACTCTGGCCAGATACTTAAAACTAATGGTAACGGGGAAGTAACCTGGCAAATAGACGCTAGTGGTTTAGGAGGCGCTTCCTTCGCGGATTCCGTCTCTCATGATGGAAGACATGTTGTAGGAGATAGTTTAATAACTGATGCCGAAGGCACCGCAAGATTCGAACCTAAAGGAGTAACTATTAGTGATGTATCTCTCTTACAAGATTCTCTGACTGTAAAATTAAATCGTAATGAAAGTATAAGATATACTAAAGTATTAGGTTTACCTGATACGACTGGAGTTACTACTGGTTATGTTATGAAGAAGCAAGCCGATGGTACTATTCAATGGAATAACGACGCTACTGGAGGAGCTCCCGTTTGGGGTAATATATCTGGAACTTTAGCTAATCAAACGGATTTACAAGGGGCTCTTAATAGTAAATCAGCTACTGGTCACTTACACGCCGCCAGCGATATTACTTCTGGTATTATAGATACAGCTCGATTCCATGCTTACGCTGATTTAGTGGTAGAGAATAAAGTAGGGACTGGTTCTGCACAAGTAGCTGCCGGTAATCATACTCATAGTGGAGTATATGAACCCGTTATTACTAAAAATACAGCATTCAATAAGAACTTTGGAACAGCTACTACTGATATTGCAGCGATAGGAGCCACTTTGGGTAATTCTCAAGTAGTAGAAACCGATGGCACTGGTAAATTGATAACAGCCGCGAAGGGAACTGCTTATAATAAGGCCTTCGGTACTACCTCTGGTACTGTTTCCGAAGGTAATCATGCTCATACTGGAGTATATGAACCAGCTTCTTCTACAATAATGAAAGAAGGCGAGAATATATCTCTCTTGAATAATAACTCTGGTTACATTACGGGTAATCAAACTATTACCTTGAGCGGTGATGTTACTGGCAGTGGGGCCGTTTCTATTTCAGCCACTGTTAAGGATAGTTCTCATATACATTCTATAGCTAATGTTACTCATTTACAAGATACTTTAACTAACAAAGTTAACTTATCTACTTTTAATAGTTATATAATAGAAGAAACTAAACAGCCAGGTTTCGTACTAGGGTCTAACGGTACCTGGAATGAATATAGTAGAACTACTTTTAAGGATTCTTTAAATTTGTTTGTCTCTGGAACAGCTACTATTCCTGTAGGTGATGATTCAGTAATAGTAACCCATAATTATGGAAGTTCTCCTACTATAAGTGATATTAGTATAACCCCTCAAACGAATACCTTTGGGTATCCTTACTGGATTACAGCTGTAGGTTCCGCTACCTTTAAGGTTAAACTTGGTAATGTGGGTTTAGAAACAAGAAATGCCAGTGTTTTATTTAGTTGGCAAATATGGAAAAGAGATTAAATAAGGAAAGTAATATGAAAAAAATATTCTTAAGTTTACTTCTACTGATAGTTGTTTTATCGTCTGGAGCAATATATTCTCAAAGGTACGCAACTAAAGATACTACCGTAACCACAGCTTCTTTAGCGAGAGCTACAGCTATTTCTCTTGGGAGTATATCGACTCAGGTAAGTCATATTGCAGGAGACTATTACAGCCAAGCCTATTTAGACGGTGTCATAGGAACTATGAATGATTCTATTGCAGCATTAAACCATGAAATAGATAACATTTGGGCGTACTTAGGAAGATATCACTATGATTTACCGTATGCGCCTTATAATTTTATAGCTGATGGTACTAGTGGTGATGTTGAAATAATATGGTCTGATTCTACAAATAGCCTTGATAGCAATGTAATTTATATGAAATTTACTAACCCCGAAATAAGCGAAGTTCCTTCTGGGGGTACTCGAATAGGAGCAACTACTGATACCGATACTACTTTTACATACAGCGGTACTAACCTCCCAAAAAATACTACTATGTGGTTTTGGGTAAAGAACTGGAAAGGGGGATTTTCTAACGTATCTTCTGTGGATACTACTTTTATTTATGAAGCTGGTGGGGGAGGAGGTACTATTACTTATACTCGTCAGTTAGCAGGTATTGACTTTGAAGAAGGCAATCTAACTGATTTTACCAGCGTTGATTCTACGAATGGAAGCCTATGGACAGTATCTACCCCTGTGAACATAGGTACTAAAAGCTTGAGAGTAGGGATTGATCAAGGTACCGCTGGATATCCCGTAGATGGATTAAAGACTTTTACTTCAGCTACCTATGATACTGTGTCTGGAGGATTCTTTGTTTATTTTCCTGCTATTATGAATACTGCTCAAACCGATGTAAGTTTTTGTGATCTTTTTATTCTTGGTTTATATGACGGGGGAAATGATTTATGTTACATAGGAATTAAATGGGATGCTTCTCACTTAGTATCTCGATGGGCTTTATATATGGCAGCTGGTTCCTCTTTAGATACTGCTACTACTGCTGAGAATACTAATAATCCTACTACGGGGGCTTGGTATAAAGTAACATGGCAATACTTTGGAAATCAAGGTTCTAACGGCGGGGTTAAAGTATATGTTAATAATAATTTAGTTTTGCAGAAGATGGGGATAGTAACTACTGGTTTCTTTCCCGATCTTATTCACTACGGCGCCGTTGAAGGTTATAGTATGGTTTGGGCGGCAGCTGGTTATTTTTATCTTGATGATGCTATAGTTTGTGATGGTATAATGACAGAAAACTTTGTAGGCTTTCCAACCGCGGGGGGAGCAGTCGAAGGTCCTTACGGGCACTTTGTGAATGCTTACGCGACTGGCGGGGGTACTAATACTTACGATGGGACTAGTTGGGATAAGGCTTTGAAGACTATGCAGGATGTTACATGGAATGCTATAGTACCCGGCGATACTTTATATATTTCCGGAGGTAACGTAAATAGTTCTATTACTTATACTGGTTTAGTGAATATAGGTAGGAGCGGAACTCCAGGACATATAATTACTATAAGACCTGGCATAAGTTTCGGGCACAACGGTGAAGTAATTTTCTACGGCACCTCTGTTTCTAATAAAGGTTTTGTTAAAATAGAAGATCAGAAATATATAAGACTCGAGCATATAACTATTAACTTTGCCCCCGTTAATGTTTCTGAAGGATATGCTCTTTTAGTAAGGGGTAATAGCGTAGGAGCTACTAAAGGGATTTATCTAGATAGTTTGACCGTTACTTGTGCTTCCGGAGATAGATACGGAGGAGCGGATACTGATAACTTTTTAGTTAAAATAGATGGTTCTGGCGGGGGAGTAAGTACTTACGTAGATTCTGTTTACCTTATGTATAGTACCCTTGCAAATACGAGATATCCAGCGACTTGGGTGCAAGCCGACGGCATCGTGTTACAATACGCTCAGAATATATGGATACTGAATAACCACGTAACTATAAATAACGACTGGCCTACAGCCGCTTATCCTACCGGTAATAATGCACACAATGATTGTATAGCAAGTAATGCTATTACTAAAAATCTTACTATAGCTAACAACTATATGATAAATCTTCAAACTGCGAATCATCAATCTCAAGGTGCTATCTTAGGTAACGGTAGTGGTTATATGCTTATTTATAATAATGTATTTGCTACTCCTAATTTTGTTAATGATGGTAATTGGATGCCTACTACTTTTGTAATATATCCAGGGTCTGCGTCTTGTGAATACTCTCTGTATCATAATACTATTGTAGCCGGCTCTAATTTTTATGGGGCTGATTTTCAAGATACTTCTGTCGTATATCACGTAAGATTAAAGAATAACATCTTCACCGCCGTAGGGCAAGGCTCGGCCGCTCCTAAGATACGATTTAGACAGTATTTAAGTTCCACTGGATTAAATCCTATATGGGCTAACATAAATGATAATATATATGGACAATACTGGGCTGGTAGCAGTAATCAATTGATGGTAACAGCTGATGGTTATTTAACTATGGCTAATTTGAACGCTTCTCCGAGATTCGCCGAGTTAGCTAATACACCCGCGAATAGATGGAATGTAGTGAATTCTAATTTATTTTCAGATGTTACTAACTATGATTATACCTTAAAGACTGGAGCACCTGCCATTGGAGTAGGTTTAGATTTGGGTATTGATACTGATTTACTTGGCAATGCAAGAGACCCAAATACTCCTGATATAGGCGCTTATGAATACATGGGGGCAAGTACTCCTAATATTTACACTTCAGTAGCATCTCTTACTGATTTTGGTAATGTAGAAACAGGTACTAATTCCTCTCCTCAAAGTTATACAGTATCCGGAACAGATTTATTAGGTAACGTTACTATAGACGTTCCTACTGGATTCCAGATATCTTTAAGTAGTGGAAGCGGGTATGGTACACAATTAGTATTACCTCCTACAGGACCTACTTTACCGGGTACTACAATTTATGCAAGATTTAGTCCCGTTAATTCCGTTCCTTATTCTGGTAATATTAGTCATACTAGTTCTGGAGCTACTACTAAGAATGTTTCTGTAAGTGGTACTGGAGTAACTACTCCACCTTCTGGATATCCAAGGTCACTATTATTAGCCGACTTTGAAGAAAATAACTGGAGTGAGTTTAATAGAGCTTTTGCTTATTTCGCAGGGGCTTATGTGGGTAATCATGATATATCTACGGGACTTGCTTACAAACACAATGGTAATTACGGTATGAAACTTCATTTAGATACTCTCAGTCAGACAAGAATAGATACTACTGCTATTGAAAAAACCTTTTCAACAGGAACCGGACAAGATACTATTTCGGGATACTTTTACTTCTACGCCGATAATTCTATAAACACTTCTGTACCAACTAATTACTCTGATATAGAAATATTCGGACTTTATGACGGGCCTTATCCCTCTGATTGGCAAATATTTTTAGGATTAAAAACCGATGGTAGTAATAACTTTACCCGATTTTTATTAGAACAAATGGATAGTTCCGATGTTTTTGCTGAGTTTTCCTATAACTGGGGGAGTAGTCTTACGGGAGCTTGGCATAGAATAAAATGGCAATATTTTGGGCATCAAACCTCTCCTAATGGAGGTATAAAGATCTGGTGTGATGCTACTCTTATATTTAATAGACAAACTCACGCTACTACAGGAATTTATCCGAAGAAAGTTCTCTGGGGGTTACCAGAGCTTAACGGTAGTCTCAGAATCAGCGATAGTAATTCCTTTATATACTTCGATGATATTATAATTAGTGCTGGATTAATGGGAGACTTTACGGGCTTTTAGAATTAATAGAGAACGTGTATTCTACGAATACACTTCATAATATTTAAATATAAAGGAGAAAAAAGAATGAGACTACGAATAGTGTTAGCTACTATATTTATGTTATTAAATATGGTTTATGCTCAGGAGGTTATTACTATAACCCTTCCGAGCGGGGATGAGGACACAACTTACACAGTTCCAGCTACTGTTCCAATTGTGATACAAGCAACTATTAAGGGGATACCGAAACCACCTAAAGCACCCTCCGACTTAAGTGGGGAACCCGGGGAATTAGAGAATACTTTACATTGGAAAGATAACTCTAACAACGAAACTAATTTTACGGTATACGCAAACAACGTTAAGTTAGTTACGCTACCAGCGAATACTATATCTTATTTGGATAAACCCAGAGGTAATTTAGAGACTGTGAAGTATTGGGTAACAGCTCTTAATCAGAGAGGTGAAAGTCCAGCTAGTAATATTATTTACGTTACTACTTTAGATACTACTCCCCCTACCGTTGATATTGTTGGTAACATTTCTACATCAACTGGTTTACTAGTGGGCGGGGTTAATATAACCTTCAGCGGCTACAGTATCCCAGCTGTAAGTGACGGAAATGGTAATTATTCTATGACCGTAGATTACAATTATACTGGAATTGCTATTCCTTCTGCTAATGGATACACCTTTAATCCAGTGAATCGTTCTTATACTAATGTTACTACTAATCAAATTAGTCAGAATTATACAGCCATCAACAATCCTGTTAATATATCAGGTTATGTAAAAGATAATGTTGGTAATGGTTTAATCGGGGCTATTATAACTTTTAGTGGCGGTGGTGGTATAACAACTAATAGTATGGGATTTTATACAAAAGATGTTGTATATGGATTTTCGGGAACAACTACATTAACTTTAACGGGATGGACATTTAGTCCGTCAAGTATTTCATATAATAATATTGTTGTTAATCAAGTTAATCAAAATTATATTGGAACACATATTCCAATAACAATTTCTGGGTATATAAGAGATGGTGCGAATAATGGAGTCAGCGGAGTCGTTGCCATATTTAGTAATGCTGGAAATGCAACAACAGACATTTCAGGATTTTATACAAAAGACGTTGTATATGGATATACTGGTACTGTTACGCCCACTTTAGCGGGATGGACTTTTAATCCTTCAAGCATATCTTATAATAACGTTATAATAAATCAATTGAATCAAAATTATATTGGTGTGTACAATAATAATATTTCGATTTGGTATATAGATCCAAATGGAACGGCCCTCGATCCTCATACTTGGTTAGGAGCTTGGAAAACATTTTCTGCTATTAATTGGACTTCGATTAAGCCGGGAGATATAATATATATTTCTGGAGGTGTAACATCTCAAATTTATTATGAAACATTAATTATAAAAAAGAGTGGAACTCCTGGGCATATTATTACTATAACAAAAGGAATAGACACAGGTCATAATGGCGAAATAATTATAGACGGTAAAAATACGCTTGTAAGAGGAATAGATAATACTGGAACTAACTGGGACGGCTATGATTATATTAAAGTATCGTATTTAACAATTCGAAGAATAGGCGGTAATGGAGATGGCGGAGGTGGAATACATTCTACTGGATTTAATGTAAATTATTTTGATCATATCAATATGCCAATGATGCATACGCGAGGCTTTCATTGTACTGGTATATATCCAGGTACAATAACATCAGATTCGTTATTTATAACAAATTGCAAAATTATAAGCGACAGTATAAATAGTAATCAAACAGATGGAATGTATTTAAATTGGTTATCTAATATTTTTATAGAAGATAGTTATATAGAAGCATACAATCAAAATAATTTACATTGTGATATAGTATCGACTGGTAATTGGATAGAAAATATAAATATAACTCGTTCATTTTTAATAAATAAGTCATATAAAAATGGTTATCCCGATAATTATGATAATGGATTGTTACTTCAAGCAAGAGGAATTGTAAATATAAATAACAGTGTAATTTCTACACCTAATTTTGATAATAGTTTAGGTTGGTGTATTTCTTTTTCGGGAACTAGTCCTAATCCAGCTACTATATATTTTTATAATAATACTGTTTATACTAATAAAGCAAATAATGCCGTTGTGTTTCAATACGCGGCGATGAACTCTAATTCAATATTTAAGAATAATATATTCTATGGTAATCAAGGAGTAGGAAACGGATTTGATTACGGTTCTGGGTTTACTGCATCTAATATAAACTATAACTTATACTATACTGGCGGTAGTACAATATGTGCCTATAATGGAGTAAAGACTTTAGCCCAAATGAAAACAGCGGGCGCTGAATTAAACGGATTAAACGCTTTACCATTATTTAAAAGTCCTTCAACTTTTGACTATTCTTTGTTAAATAATTCTCCTGGTATTAATGTTGGTATTGATTTAGGTTCTCAATATTCAAAGGATATTACTGGAAAAATTAGAACTGGCATTTGGGATATGGGCGCTTATGAATCTAATGTATCAAGTTCTATTGTTTTAGAGGGTCCAAACAGTTGGAAAATTAATCCTAATGGAACGGGTTTAGCTCCGCATACTTGGGCAGGTGGATGGAAAACATTGTCTGCTATAAATTGGACATCAGTTCAACCTGGCGATACTATATTTGTTTTTGGAGGAGCTGATTCTGTTACTTATAATGAAGCTTTAACTGTTGGTAAATCTGGTGCCCCTAATAAATTTATTACTATTATGCCAGGATTGAGTGCGAGTTATAATGGAAAGGTAATTATATCTGTCAGTTCCGGTAATGGTATAAACATTAATCAGCAAAATCCAATGGGAATAAAACAATATATTCGTATTAAAAATATTACGGTAAAAATGCAACAGATAACAGCGGGAGGATATGGCATATATGTAAGTAGTAGAGTTGCGCAAGGTTGTAACGTTATTTATTTAGATAAAGTGCAAGTTATTTGGAATTTAAATGGAACGGGAAGTAGTAGCACAGAGCAATTTGGTATAAAGGTAGATGGTTATGGTGGAGGTACAAGTTATGTTGATTCTGTTTTCATAATAAATTCATACGTACAAAATATAAGAACTGTTCCATCTATAAATGTTCAATGTGACGGAATAGTATTGCAGAATTTGTCAAACATTTTTGTTCTAAACAACAAAGTGGTAGTTAATAATGATACTCCTGGTAGGAATGATACTCCGCATAATGACCCTATAGGCGTAAACGCTTCTATTTATAATCTTACGATAGCTAACAACATACTTATCAATTCTCAAGATGTCAACACTTGTTCTAATGGTATTATATTAGGAGCCTTATCTGGTAAGTTCGATATGTATAACAACGTATTAGCAACTCCATTCTTTGGCTGGACTAATGGCGAAGTACCGCAGTCCTTATCTATTTATAGTGTAACTACTGGTACTTATTTTTATATTTATAACAATACCTTCGAAGGTGGTTCAAGTCCTTATGTAGTCATGTCCAGGAATTCTAATAACCCTTATGTATACTTTAAGAATAATATAGTAGCCGCGCGAGAATCCGGAAGTTTTAGGGTAGCTTTTGAAAACAGTACTCCTACTTGGAATCAGATTAATGGTAATCTTTATACTACTTACGCGAAGAGTAGTAGCAACGGTTTAATCAACGGATACTCTATGACTACATTAAGAACTACTTACGGAGCCGAAACAGTCGGTATAGGGTCTGATAGATGGAATATAGCGGAATCTAGTTTGTTTAATAACTACCTTAATTACGATTATTCATTGAAGGATGGTTCCCCGGCTATCGACAAGGGAGTTTATCTTGGGCCTCCTTACGATAAAGATATAACTGGAAAGACTAGAAGTAATCCTCCCGATATTGGGGCCTATGAAAAATAAACAAGATAAGGTTTAATTATGTATAGAAAAGTAAATGCTTTTTTAAGAACATTATTATATATAGTAATATCTTTTATGATAACTGGGGGAACTTTCCCCCAGGTTCATAAAATTATTATAGGTAATAAAATAAGTGGGCCCTCTCAAGTAGATTCTCTTCCCAGTACTTTTGTATTTAATGATATTACTGGAGCTGAACTATCTACTCTTTATACTTCCAATGGAGTAACTTTAACCAATTTTGATAGTGCTTACGCTTACGGAGGTGGAAAGGAATTTAGAGTAAACTTAGGAAGTTGGGGAAGTTCTTATAAGAGGGTTCACCGCGATGACGTAGTATACATTAGAAATACATCTTCCGGTTCTTATTTAACTACCGTGAATGCTACGCTAACTGTTGGAGGAGTTAGCGATGTTTATTCTATTACTACTAAGGCTTCTATTATAGATACCATACCTGCCGATTTTCAATTCGCAGATCAACTTAATGCGGAACTATCCACTTTGTATTCCTCAAATGGTATAACCTTAAATGCTTTTGATAGCTCCTACGCCTATGCAGCTGGTAAAGAATTTAAAGTAAACTCCGGTAGTTTTAGTTCTACTATAAGAAGAGTTCATCGTAACGATATTGTATACATTAGAAATACTTCTTCAAGTTCTTATTCAACTATAGTTAATGCTACCTTAAACATAGGGGGGGTAACTGATGTTTATTCTATTACTACTAAGGCCCCACCAGATACAATACCGGCTAGTTTTGTATTTACTCCTGTTACTAATGCTGCTTTATCTACTCTTTACACTTCTAATGGCGTAACTTTAACTAGTCTCGATAGTGCTTATGCTTATGCTACTGGTAAAGAATTTAAAGTAAATTCTGGTAGTTTTAGTTCTACTATAAGAAGAGTTCATGGTAATGATGTAGTATACATTAGAAATACTTCTTCAGGTTCTTATTCAACTACCGTTACAGCTACTCTAACCGTAGGTGGCGTGGGAGGAATTTATTCTATTACAACATCGACTGCTCCCGATACTGTCCCCGCGACTTTTGCATTTAATGATATTACTGGAGCTGAACTATCTACCCTTTATACTTCTAATACTATAACTTTAACCAATTTTGATAGTGCTTACGCATACGCAGCGGGTAAATTATTTCAAGTAAATTCTGGAAGTTTCAGCGCTACTAGAAGAAAAGTTTATAATAATAATACCGTACGTATTCAAAATACTTCTTCTAGTTCTTACTTAACTACAGTAGATGCTACTTTAACAGTGGGGGGTATAAGTGATACTTATTCTATTACTACTAGATCTGCTACTCCTCCTCTTTATGTGGAAGGAGGGCATTTTATTTCCAAAAATGGTTCTAATACAGTTCCTTATAATACCTGGGCTAAAGCTTGTACCAACTGGACTGCTAGTAGCCCCCTTTGGCCATATTTAAATATCGGTGACACTATTTGGGTTGATGGTGGAGCCGATTCGACTAATTATACTGGCGTCGTACAAATCGATAATAAAACAGGGACCGCAGCTTTACCAATTGTGATTACTAAGGGTATATCTCCTGGGCATAATGGAGAAGTATGGTTTGATGGACAAGATGCTACTAATAAGAATTTTATTCTCCACGGATGTAAGTATATGAAAGTACAAAGAATCAATACTTATCGCGGTGGTATATTAATTGACGAAAATGGTTCTTCTCTTGTAAATGTAATTTATCTCGATAGTATAAAAGTAAGAAATTCCTATACTCAAGGAATAGAAATATCAGGATACCCAGCTACTTCCAATGTAGATTCTGTACTTGTAAGATGGTGCGATATACGTAATGATAGAGTAACCTCTACCGAAACCGATGGTATAGCTTTTTCATTCATGACTAATTTCTTCGCTCTAAATAATAATATCTATGTAAACAATCAAAATGCATCTCATGTTGATTGCATAATGGGTTATGCTTCTGTAAGCGGGCAGTCAATAACGAACGTTACTATAGCGAGAAATCATATGATAAATTACTCCCAGAAGACGGGGTATCCCAGTAACGCTGATAATGGCGTTATTATGTCTGAATTAGTAGGGACTATAAAGATTTATGATAATTTTCTTGCAGAACCGAGATTTGACTCTAATGCTGGTATAGGATTCTTTACTACAGGAACTAACTTCCTTTTATATTTTTATAATAATACTGTTGTAACCAATACTTCCAATAATGCTTTACAGATTGCTACTTATGCAGGTACTATAAATCCTGCATCAGAAATTAAGAATAATATTTTTTATTCAAAGGCAAGTAGTTCTGCTTATGAATTTAGTTCTAGTATAACAGCGGCTAATATAAACTATAATTGTTATTATTACACTACTGGTAATACTTCTATTTGTAATTACGGAGGCACTAAAAATTTAGCTCAAATGAAAACTGCAGGAGCCGAGACTAATGGAATAAATACAAATCCATTACTTGCTAATCCTAATTATGCTAATATAGCTCATTTTGATGATAGACTACAGGCAGGTTCCCCTTGTATAAATATAGGACTTAATACTTTAGGCTCCGATTACGCAAAGGATAGAGTAGACTATATCAGAACTGGTTCTTGGGATATGGGAGATTACGAATATGCTCCTCTTTATGTCGAACATGGACATTTTATTTCTCCTAACGGAAGTAATACATCTCCATATGATACTTGGCAGAAAGCTCAAACTACTGTTTCTAGTTCTAGTATATGGAGTCAAGTTACAGCTGGTGATACTGTTTGGGTAGATGGTGGGGTAGGCTATGATTCTTTAGTATATAATACTAATATGGATATTCAAACGAGCGGAAATGCTAATGCTTTAGTAGTTGTGAGAGCTGGAAAAACACCCGGGCACTACGGTAAGGTTGTAATAGCAGGAAGTACTTCTGGTACTAATATTACTATTCAAGATAGAAAGTATCTTAAACTCGAGAAAATAACAGTTAGAATGCAAAATGGAACTAATCAAGGTATTTATATAAGAGGTAACAATACTTCAGAAGGACTTAATGTTATATATATAGATAGTTGTACTGTTACTTGTTATGATAAAAATTTCACAACTTGGTTAATGCGTATAGATGGTTACCCCGGCCCCGGTACAACTAGACTCGATTCTGTTTTTGTAAGATATGGATTTTATAGAAATTGGATGATAACTCCGCAGGACATTCAAAAGGACGCTATTATAGCACAGTATGCGCAAAATATATTTATTATAGGAAACGATGTTGCTGTTATGAATGATTATAATGTTTTCGATACACAAGCTCATAATGATTGCTTTGCAACCGACAATATTTGCAAGAACGTTACTATAGCATTTAATAGATTATTTAACTGGCAGGCGAACAACGGGAGATCCCAAGTTCTTATTTGTAGTGTTGATGGATTTTTTAAAATTTATGCAAATATAATAGCTTCACCTTATTTTAGAATAAATGGTCAGGCTTGGCCCTCTACTTTAAATATGGGAGGGTCCAGTAATTCTCCAACTTGTTACATTTTCAATAATACCTTTATAGGGGGTTCTAATCCTTACGTAGTTCAGATAGACGGCGCTATAAATACCCCACAGACTCGTCTTAAGAATAATATTATTTATTCTATGTACCCGTGTGATTCTGGTACTAACCCCCGAGTTCATTTTAGAACAACTTCCCCGACTTGGAATTATATAGATGGTAACTTATATGCGGAATATTCCGATGGAAGTACTAATAATTTGATTAGTAGTTATACCATGACTCAATTAAGAGCCTCTCCAAGATTCGCTGAAAGTATAGGTATTGGTTCTGATAGATGGAATATATCAAACTCAACTATATTTACAAATATAGCTACTTGGGATTTAACATTAAAGGTAGGTTCCGCCGCTATTGATAAAGGAGTAGATTTAACTGGTGAGGGCGTAGAATATACAAAAGATATTACAGGAAAGACTAGAACAGGTTCTTGGGATATTGGAGCTTACGAAAAGTAATGAAGAACTGGAGACAAATATTAGGTTGGCAAGTTCAGAATAGTTATACTGTTGAAGAAATGATAACGATGTTAGCTCCTCACCAAATATGGAAGGACGCTCGAGACTACTCTTATCTTTTTATGATAGGTGATGTAATTGAAGTTGTATGGAAAGAGAAGGATTCTGGCGGGGAACCGCGGTATGTTATACAAGAGGCCATATGGGCAAGTTCTCTTCACAGTAGAGTATCTCCTGGTTGTTTCGCTTATCTTTATCTAGATGCCGGCCCTTTTGAATTATTGAGTGAAGAAGATATAAATAAACTCTCTTGGCAAGTATTCTTAGGAGATATAGACCCTATGGACAGAGGTATTATGGCTAGTTTACTAACCGCTGACGATGATCATGTAGTAGCTTTATTATGCATACCTTCCGATACTACTATAGATGATATAGCTAAAGATATGATCGATTCGGGGTTTACTGAAGAAGCTTTTTTGTTTCAAGATATGGTAAAAAGAGCAAAAGGAGTAGCATGGGAGGCTACCGATGAATTCTCTAACGTAATGAGAATAGAGGAAATTAAAAGATATTATAAAGTACATTATCCCAACGACGAACTAAACTTTATTCCCGACTGGTTGAAGGTTAAAAAGGCTTTTAAGGAGATAGTAGATAGTTATAACCTTCCTGATAAAGAATCCTCTAAACTATCATGGCAAGATTCGACTTATGGTGGTAAATATGATATTGGTGCTTTAGTATTTGACCCGCTATCTAAAAGATTTGGTAAGGTTACTTTTGTAGGACCTTTAAGTAAAGTAGAAGGACTAGATAAGGGTAAACAAGTTTATTTAACAAAATATAAAATAAGAAACGAGAAAAAAGATATTCCTTCAGAAGATGACCCTACCGTAATGCTTTTGGACTTAAACGTAGGATTCGCCCACTATGAAGGAAATATACAATCTCCCAACGAATTTATGACTATAGACCCTCCTAAGACTGTTATAAGAGGTTTAACAAGTGGTGTTAAGAAGGTAAAGAAACTGCCAGAGGAAGGGGATTCCCACGAAGATATATTCGAAACTTCTTCCCCCAATCATACTTACTTTAAAGACGCTAGACTTTCTTTAGAAGTAGTTGGACAAGGAATATTCAAACTATCATGGCAAATACAAGAACCAGTTTTAAAAGTAGGGGATAAAGTAAAGATAATAGCATTTCTTAAAAAATTAAGAGATTTGGATATTGTTTTTTACGCTCGGAATACTGACGAATTCGATCCAAATACTATTTATGAGGTAGCATCTATAGATACTAGCGAGGTTGGAACGATGGGTATTTATAGTGATAACATGTGGGTAAACATAAGAGAAAACTCAATGGGGGCTGGTTGGTGGATTCCTTATCATTATTGGCAGGAATTTTTAGAGATAGTAGAATCTAAAGAAGCATCTTTAACACCCGCTGATAAAGAAGAATGGCTACAAATAATAGAAGGGGGATAATAATGGCTAAGCAAACGTCTAAAAAAACTATAACTTCTTCCCAGAAGTATACTTCTAAAGATTGTGAAGTTATAAAGAAATGTATCAATTCTGGGGTAAATGGTTTAAGGAAAGAAATACTACCCCGTATCGAAAATATCGATAAAAGATATAAAGATCAATATGAAAGCACTAAAAGAATAATAGTGGATGTTGATTTAATGATGGTAAAGCGTCAAGAGCATACCGAAAAAATAGTGGGGTTAGTAGAAAAGGAGTTAAAGTGTGTGTCTGAGAAACAAGATAGCGTAGTGACCAGTATTAATACTTCCATGGGGTCTTTACATAAAAAGTTTGACGATCATATAGTTGATGAAAATCTAACTTTTAAGGATATAAAAGTTACTTTAACTGATATACGCGATCACGGTACAAAACTTGCACGTGATATAGATGATAAACTTGACCATATTAATGTTAACGGTGGAGTATTTCCTTTGAATGAGGCCTTTCAATTTATATATACCCAAAGTACAGAAACCCATCAGAAGTTAGACGAAGTTTATGCTCTAGTAGCTCCTATGCAAGCTCGTAAGAAATGGTGGGAAGCTTCTAAGGAACTTATTAAGCGAAATGGTTTACTACATTTTGTGTTTAATACTAAAGTAGGCGCTATACTAGGAATATCCACTTTACTTTTAATAATAAATACTATTCTAGTAGATGTATTTAGGGTAAACTTTGATATTAAAAGTATATTTACTTGGATACTTAACCTTATTAAAGGAGTAACAAAATGATAACTTACTGGAATCAATTTATAGCTACATTCAAGGATATTTTATTAGCATCTTTGTTCTTTGCTATATGCGCATTTTTAAATGCTTCTATGGATGTAACTAAAGATAAATTTTCTTCTAGTGTTTACAGTAAAATCTCCGAACCCGGCACTGCCACTTATAAATACTTTGAAAGTGACTGGAGAAACAAATGGGAAACCTGGCCAGATGGGGGGTTAATATTGGATAAGGATGGTAATAAGATTCCAAAATGGTTTTTAGGAATACATATTGTACCTTTGAATCACCCCATGTTTTTTGATAGTTGGCATCTGTTTAAATCTGCAATGGTATTTTTCTTTGGAGTAACATTAATTGTTCTTTATTTTAAAGCTGCTAAAATTATATTTAAATTTAATAAGTGGTATTACTGGGTCGTATTAGGAATAGTGTTAGTATGGTTCTTTCTCGACTGGAATATTGTGTTTAATCTATTTTATGATCATTGGCTAATGGTATGAATGAACCGGACTTAAAACTAAGTTGGAAAGTTGAGATACTTCCGGACTCTAAAGAAATTCTTAAGGATAAATCATGGAGCGATTCTAATTATGAAAAACAGACTCAATACTGGGTGGACGATGCTCGAGTGAAATCAGAAGCCTACCAAAAATATATTTTCTTTATAATAGATAACGGGCATATAACACCAAGTTCTCATAGTATTTTTAATGCTTACATAAATGAGAATAAAGATAATTTAACTATAGAGGAGATAGCACAAGCTTTAAATGACTTATGGCCTACCACCGACGAAGATTCTAAGGACTTTTTACTGTATAATGCTCGAAGATTAGGAATAAAAGAATCCTCCTCCAAATTAAGTTGGCAAGTACAAGAGCCTTCCTCCTTCGAGGAACTGGTTGGATATTTAATACATTATGGTAGTCCCCTTTCTCACAGTTACTACCGTAATGAATATGGCGTAATAACTAGTGTGGTAACATCCGACGACCCCAAATATAAGGATACAATTTTACTCTGGGGGTTTTGGGCGGGTTCTGCTGAAGACGCTTTATATTATTACGAACACCCCCAGAAGCTAGTCGAATCTAGATTACCTTCTTTTTGGCCCGTGCCCCTTACCGATTTTGATAAAATAAAAGTTATTAAAGAAGTAACTATTTCTTCTCTTAAACTCTCCTGGCAGACCTTTAATATCTATGAAGGTAAATATAGAGAAGGACCTGGTTTCGATTATATAGTTACTAAGGATGGTAAACCTTTTTCTCACGTTACTTCTCTCGCTATAGAAAATCATTCTCCTACTGGATTCGCTTGGGGTTACGGTGGTTCTGGACCCTCTCAACTCGCACTCGCCATCCTTTATGATCATACTAATGATGCTGAATTTGCTAAAAAATGGAGATGGGCATTTAAGGATGATTATACTTCCAAATGGCCCTCTAATAGAGATTGGCAATTATCCGGAGATGAAATAGATAATTGGATAAACGAAAAGACTATACAAAAGGAATCCTGGGTTATTAGAAGAACTCTCTCTAAAGGCGAAATAAGAGACTTGATAACTTCGGTAGGTTTAACTCCTATTAATTTCTACATGGGCAAACGAACTAGAAGAGTAGACGCTGGTTACTTAGTAAATGATAAATGGGAAAATATCCCTGGGGAAATGATTGAGAAATTAAAAAGTGAACTGTCGGCTCTTACTCCGGAAGGGAGAATAGAGCAATCAAGGTATAAAGGAAAAAGTATAATAGTAAAAGTCCCTGTTTATAGAGATACCCCTAACTTGCCTTGGAGGGAAGTTAAAAAACAATTAAAAGCTTTAGGGTTTGATAGAATAGATGTTATAACAGGAACCACCGAAATAAGAGTGGATGTTTGGGGAATAGACGACCTTCATCCTACTCATAGAAGGGAAATGGTTCGTGAAATTACTACTATATTAAGACAATTCAATCCTAATTTTAAAGCCTATGAAACCAACTTACCAGGTTACTTTACCTTTACAGCACCAATAAAAATACAAGAATATCCAGATGAAGTTACTTCTAGTTTAGAAAAAGAATCTTGGGCTATGACTAAGAATATGAGTAAGCAACGCTTAAGGGAAATAATAAATGAAGTAGGTTTAACTGCTTTAAACCTTTATATAGGACGCCGCCAAAGAAAAGCGTTTGTAGGTTATAGACCTAATAATAGATGGGAAAATATACCTCCGGAAACCGTACAGCTTTTGAAAGATAGACTAGAACAAGAAGCCCCCGATACGGAAGTACAATTCCCCATTACCAGTCCTTATTTTCAATATTTAGGCCCCCGCGTAAGTGAAAAAGCCAAAAAGTTTCTAGTTATTTTCGTATCTATAAAAAGAGATAGACAATTGCTTCCAGTAAAAGAAGTTAAGGATGCTATTAAAGAGAAATTTCCTCAGTATGAAGTTAGACTTTTTACTCGAACTAATGAAATAGAAATTTCTATTGATACTCCTTGGAATATAGAAGGTAGATCCGAAAATTTAAGAGGGCCGACTAAAGAAGCAAGATGCCAAGAATTACTAAATATATTAAAACAGTTTAATACTAATACTATAATATCACCGTCTAATAATTGGCGGAGGAACGAATCTGGATATCATTTCCTTATTCCCTTTTCTCCTTATCAAGAATATGTTACTGGAGAATGAATGAATGAATGAATTAGTTGCTTTAAGTAAAAGACATCCCCTTTGTAAAATATGCACTGTATTCGAAGACGACCTCCTTAACGACATTACCCTTGATATAGTATTACAAAGGAAAACGTATAAAGAAATATGTGAATGTTACTCTAAACTATTACCCCCTAACATCCCTGATATAAACGATATTAATGTTAGAAATCACAAAAGACATTGCGATCCTGGCTTACTAGCTAAGGAATACTTACAACAACAGGGTATGGCTATTACTCCAGGTGAGATTGCTGTAAAGTTATACGCAGAAATTTATAAGGATGAGATTGATAAGAACAACACATTAAATGAATTGTATAGAGAAAGAATCAAAAATATGCAATCTCTTCAATTAGTGCTAGATGAAAAGCATTTAAGAGCCGATGAATTGGAAAGAACTTTACAAAAAGCAAAAGATGAAAGACAACCAGATTCTGTTATAAACGATATGGCTTACCGGTTAAAGGAAATACAAGGTGATATAAGATCCTATATTAAGCAGATAGATTCCATGCAAGGGGAAGTTCAAGATGTAATATTAAAAGAGAAGCAGGCTGAAAAGACCCCGATGGAAGGGACTATCTATGTTACTCAAAACTATGTAAATATATTTCAAGTTCATATGCAATCCTTTCTTGATGAATTAGTACCTTCAATGTTACAAGAGTTTAGAGATATTCCCGAAAGAGGAAAGAAAACCATACAACTAATTACATCTTGTATGGATAGACATATTGGCTCTGCTCTTGATGAAACTAAGTTATTAAAGTATACAAAAGGTAAAAAAATATTAAATGGAGACTAGATATACCGATACTAAGAGTAGAGGGTTGAAGATTTTATCTTGGCAAGTACAACTGCTTACTTGGGGCGATTTTCTAAAAGAGGTAGGCCCCAATCAAATTTGGGAAGCCAAGAATGGTCCGGGACTCGCGGGGCATTATTTACATACTACTATAGAATCTAATACGTATCCTCTTTGGATGACCCATATAGATATTACAAGGGCGCTATGGTTACCTCAAGTGGATTACTCTTTATCCGATGACGACCACCATGCTTATAGGTTAATACAACTATATTTTGTATTTATAGGTTATAAAACCTATATTCTTATTACCGCTTGCGTTGTCGAGTCCCGCGGACCTTTTATGAGGGTTAAATAAAATTTTAGAGGGCAATTGTCTAAAATTATAAGTTTCTCAGACTACGCTAACGATCTTATCGATAGTTCCATATCTTCTTACGGAGAAATAGAACCGTTAGATGCCTTTGCATTTATAACCTCTTCAGATTATTTAAACGAAGATCCTACCCCCTTTCAAAGTTTAGCTATTAAAACTCTTTACAATCTTTGGGGTATATATCCCCCTATCTTAGAGGAAGAAGAACTAATAAGAATTCTCTACAGAGATTGGAATATAAAAGTAGAATTAGATAGAGAAGACCCTGTTACTCATTTTATAATGGTTTTAGGTCGAAGGAGTACTAAATGCTTAACGGGAGATTCCGAAATAATAGATGCTAATATGGGGAAGATTTATAAGTTAGGAGATTTATATGAATATAATTTACATCCCCCGATTTTTACATTAAAGAATGATTTTAAATTTACTAAAACTACTGATTACAGAGTACTTGATAATGGAATTAAACCCTGTTATAAAATATTAACTAAGACTGGGAGAACCTTAGAGTGTACTGATAACGAACCCTTTTTAACAATTGAGGGATGGAAAGAACTTAAAGATCTAAAAGAAAAAGATAGAATAGCTGTACCTTCTGTTTTACCTATCTTTGTAACTGATAAAGTTATAACGAAGAACGCAGCTAAAATGGATAATGCTTTTATTACTTCTATCCCGAAAGAAATTTGGAATTATGTAGATAAGATAAGAATCGGAAAAGGATTAAAGAAACAGGATATACGAAAAGTGAAAAAGATTAGTGAATACTTAGACGATACCTATCTTAAGAACTTAGTTAAAGCTGATGTAATTTGGGATCCTATTAAAAGTATCGAGTACGTTGGGAAGAAGCAAACTTACGATTTAAACGTGCCAGATACTCATAATTTTATAGCTAATAATATTGTAGTACATAATAGTACTTTAGCATCTTTCTTTGCTACTTATGCTCTTTACACCCTTATATGTAGAGGTAATCCCCAAAAATATTATGGAATAAGAGAAAGGCATCCTATTTATGTAACTCACGTGGCTGCTAAAGGAAAACAGGCAGAAAGCGTTTTTATACTAACTAAAGATAATCTGAGAAAAGTTCCTTTCTTTGACCCTTACTTAGATTTTGATAAAGATAGTCTTACAGAACTCCGACTTTTTACTCCTTACGATAAATACCTTAACGATCAGATTAAACAGATGAATATATTACTTCCAAGAGGAGAACTTAAAAAGCCGAAGAGGCCCGGTTCGTTATATGCGAAATCTATTACTACATCCGCAGCTACTAATAGAGGCGATGCTACTTTTATGTTAATGCTTTCCGAGTTTGCGCACTTCTTAAGGGCTAGGATGGATCCTTCTAAAACAGCAGACCAGGTAGCGGAAGAAAACCCTCAGAGTGATTATGCTATTTATAAAGCTTTAGTACCCGCTGTTAAAGACTTTGGAGAAGATGGTAAGATTATATTGGAGTCATCCCCTGCAGAAAAAGGTGGGGAAATGTATAGACATTATGGTATTGCTGGAGGTTCCGAACAAGAAGGTGGGCAGACTATGGAGAGGGAAGTAGGTTATGCTTTATTACAATTACCTACTTGGGCCGCGAGACCCAGTATATCAAGAGAATCATTAGCATCTGAATTTAGGAGCGATTCAGTGGGGGCCAACGCTGAATATGGGGCTCATTTTCTTAATCCTTCTATGGCTTTTATATCTGAGAACGTTATAAATAGTATTCCTCAACCGGAAAGGGGTATAATACTTAGAAATCCAAGTAACTGGAGATTCGTTATATGTTTAGATCCAGGGGGAAAGGCTAAAGTTAAAGTGGCCGATACTTACGCTTTAGGATGGGGGCACGCTGACGTTAAACCCGACGAAAGAGATACCACTTATTGGATAGATGGATTTAAAGGATGGGATGCTATTCCAAAAGATATAGGTTTTGGGAAAATAGAAACAATACCTGTGGACCCCAACGAAGTTTTGAACTATTTAATAGAGTTAATAAAAGACTTAGGAGGGAGAAACTTTGTATTAGAAATATGTTATGATCAATGGCAAAACCAACAAGCTGTATCTTCTCTTCAAGCTATAGGATTACCGGCTATCGAGACTACTTTTACTAATCCTTACAAAGGTCAGATGTATGGAGATTTCCTTTCTAAAGCCGAACACGGTCAAGTAAAAATGTATGGTCAAGATACCGAAGGTTGGGTAGATAGATGGAAACTGGAAATGAAATACTTACAAAGAATAATATCTGGTAAGTATACTTATTTTAAACATCCCGATTCTGGCCCCGTAAGGCACGATGACTTCGCCGATGTTGCGAGTAACATTGTTCACAGACTTTCTATTTGGAGTTATCCTACTAAAGAAACTACCGAAAGAAACATATTAGACAAACAAGGTAGACCAGTACGAAAACGAACTACTGTATATCCAGTAAAAGGGCCTGGTTTATATAGAGGAAGTCCATTGGGCGGTAGAACTTCAGGAGGGCGTTAATCGTGTATATTATATATAAACATTTATGTTTAACTATTTATAAGGTATTAAGTTGAAACTTTTTATTAGTGTTTTTATACTTATTGTTCTATGGATATTACTATTATGCATAGTAAACTAATAGAATGATATTGAAGTCATTTACAACTTAGGAGAAAATAAATTATGACAAAAAAATTAGAAGATAAGTTATTTGAAAAATACCCTAAAATCTTTCGTCAAAAAGATTTGGATATGAAACAAACCGCAATGTGTTGGGGAATCGAGTGCGGAGATGGCTGGTATATGTTGCTTGATGTAATGTGCCATTTATTACAATGGGATACCGACCACAATAATTCCAAAAAAGGAAATAACGAAGGTAGAAACCCTCAAATTGAGGTAGTCCAAGTAAAAGAAAAGTGGGGTGAACTTAGATTTTATACTACTGGTTATAATGACCATCAAAGTGGAATAATAAGTTTCGCTGAAAGTATGTCGCACCACATTTGTGAAAATTGCGGATCTACGGACGATGTGCAAGAAACAAAAACAAGTTGGATAAGAAATTTGTGTAAAAAATGTAGAGAGACAAAATAAATGATACCTGAAGATGATATTATAAAAGTTTTGATAAAAGATTACGGATGGAAAGTTGAAGAAGACTTCGGTTTTATGAGTAAAGAACTAATCAGAAACGTAGCGAAGATAGTAGAAGATAAGGTTAAGAGTGGTGTTGATAAAGATTTATTAAAGAAATTTTTAATATGGTGCTATAGAGTAGCTAAAATTGATGTAGTAGACCCCGAAATAAACATTGAGGTTAAAGGCTATAGTAGTAAAGATTCCGTTCCTATTTGGGATTTAGAGAAATTAGTTTCGCAATTTTTGCTGGAAAATAAATATGGATAAGGAAAGGATAAAAGAATTAGCGGGATTAGCCGGATTTAAATACTCGCACGACGGGCCTGATTATGTTTGTTTTAAAAGTGAGAATACTAATATAATTCTTGTTTATACTTCTACTGGGGAACTGAGCCTTTTACGAAGGTTATTTAAAGAATGTAGAATTGCTGGTCAAATAAAATTACGACTGGAATACGAGAAACTTATGAATCCTTTTAACTATCACCTACTCTAATATGATTGAAAGTATCTTACATTTTATCGGTATATGTCCTGATAGCCTTTCACACCCTAATCTTCTTAATCTTTTAACACTTGGTATCTTAGTCTCCATTGGAGCGAAACTTAAGTTTTTTTATTATAAATCACGAAAAATTGTTAAAAATCTTGGTTTTTAGTCTAAAAACAACTTCCTTATTTGAGCGAATTCGTGTATATTATAGATAGAAATAATAATAATTTATGCGAAAGGATGCAAAAATGAATCAAGTTAAATTACCCCCTAGAAGGAATAATGAATTAAAAAAGGATTTAATTATCTGTCCTACTTGCAAAGGCGAAGGTACTAGAGCAGTAGTAGCTAAAATATTGGACGAGAAGGGTTGGTATGATGCCCCCCCTGTTGTGATGAGTTGTAGTCTTTGTGAAGGAAAAAAAGTAGTGAGTAAAAAGTGGCTAGAAGCAAGAGAGGAAGCTTATAAAGATTTTTGGTGTGCCTGTAAAGGAGATGCTCTAAGAGATTCTATATACTATGCCGATGGAGAGCACCTGGGATGTTCAAAACATCATTACAGATGCAGAACTTGTGGGAAGGTAACACAGGTAGGTTAAAATGACTATATCAGACCAATTAGAATATTCGTCCGCCATCGTTTTTGGGATTGACTTTGAGATAAATGTTATGCCAAAGAATATGTTACACGTAGTATTTGATAACCCTATACCATCCATAGCTGAAATGGAAAAGTATGGTCTTACTTCCAGCGATGCTCAAAATGAACATGACGTTTTAATACACCGTAAGAATCATAAATACGAATCAAAGCCAAGTAAAAAAGATAGGGAGAAGAAATTTACTTTTAGAACAGAACACCCAACTGGACAATGGTGTTCCTTTTTCCCGGATAGCTATCATATCAAATTAAAAAGAAAAGAAGTTGGAAGTATTACTGATGGAGTTCCTTATAAAATTAGTTTGCAGGTAATTAAAAAGGATATTAACGAAGATGGTAATCCTAATTGTCCTTGGAAATGGATTACTCTAAAGAAGGAATCTCAGACCTTACAAGAAGCGAAAGATTTTTTGAATAGGTATATTGATAAAATTTTAGCAAAGTATAAATTATATTTAGGCGATGAAATTGAAATTAATAATGGATATAAGTAGAGGTAACATATTTTACAATCAAGTAATTCCCGAAGACGAGCTTTGGGAAGATACTTTAAAAAGAAATGGCTTAAAGATAATTCAATTACATAAGCCTTCTCAAAGCATTTACGGAGAGAAGTTGAACGTGTGTATTATGGAAGTGAAGGAAGTGAAGGAAGGGGAACTAGTTATTGTTGAGAATGGTGATAAAACTATAGATGAAATAAAAACTTTGTTAAAGGAGTCAAGTATATCAAAACAATAAAAGTATTAACAAATCTTTTTTTTAGGGATACTACAGTTGCCGTTGGCAATAATAATCCATTTTTTAATAGCGATAGTCGTGGCTATAATTATTACTGGTTATAATATCGAAAATAGAAAGCCGGGCAATTGGATATTAACTTGGGGGGCATATACACAAGCCAAAGGAAGAGATGCGAATTAATTTAGTTCCCCCTTTTGAATTAACAGATCAGCACCTGGTAGCTGAATATTGTGAGATTTTAATGCTTTGCGGTATCTTGCAAAGAACTTTACATAGTAAAAAAGGATTTCAAGTAACTAAAGTGCCAAAGGAATTTACTTTAGGTAAGGGGCATGCGTATTTCTTCTATAACAAAGGAGTATATTTACATAATAGATTTGTAACTCTCAAGACTGAAATGTTGAGAAGAGGAATTAATACGAATAAGAGTTTTCCAATCAATATGTGGCCGAAGGAATTGTTAAATAACTGGACTCCAACTTTCAAAGATTTAAGTATAATAAGGAAGCGAATTTCTGAAAGGCTTAAAGGAAAACCAGGGTGGTATAAAAAAAATAAACTCTTAATAGATAACTTTATAAATAGATTTGAGGATGTTGCTTGAGCGAATCTGGTTCTCTAACACACGAGGAGATAAAGCGGAAGACCTGGCCCGATGAGAATACTGAAATAGGATTTGGTAGAAGTTCTAAACAGTTATCAAGTATGTTACTACCCTTTATACTTGCAAGTGGGATGACCAGCGCCGGCCTTGCGGGACTTAAAGGTACTTCTAAATTTGACTACCCCCTCAAGAAAACGAGAAAATGCCTGCTACCAGAATGTAATGTTACTTATTCTGGTGGGGATAATGTTTGTTGTTGTTCTAAAGAACACTTCCTTTTACTCCGCCAAAGACAAAAGGCGGCTCGTAAAGAAGAACAAAAGAAAAAAGGTTAATGATGTCTAAGATAGACGAGCATACTTTAGAGAATGTTAAAATTATTAATAATAATTTTCACGAATTTTGTAAACAGAATAATATAGTCTGCGCTTTCACTTTATTTAATATGACGGATAGTGGTTATATGGCTACTCTGGAAATGGTACCTGTTTTGAAGAATCCAGAAATACTTGATGATATGGTACCTCTTGAACGTCTTTTTTATAACGAACTTTTAGAGGTATGGGGACTAATGGAAACTTCTTTTAAGACAGGGGTTTACAATTTACAACGCCTTCTGGAAGAGCGCTATAGCGATGTTAAATTAGATGTTTATTCTAGTGATAATGAGGAGATAACTACGTGAAACTTTATAATTGCCCCAATCGTAAGTGGGTTATAGTTAAAGGGTCTGGTAGTATTGATACTGCTAATATAAAGATACTACCAGCGACTCTTCCAGTAGAAAAAGAAGAGGAGATATTTTTTGATCATGTTGATGGTATGTATTCTTTTTGTTTGAATAAAGAAGGACAAATATGTTATATAGCTGCTTGGACGGAAGTAGAAGTATGTAAAGAACAAAGGAAACTGCCAAAAGAAAAAGAGATAGTAGAAATCCAAAATAAGGATCGACGTGTTTAATATTAATGAAACAAATAAAATGCAGGAATACTAAGATGCGAAAAAATCAAATTTTTGAAGTAGACATCGAAGGTTTAAGACAACTTCAAGAAGGCAAACCTAAGTGGATTATCATCCGCGAACTCCTCCAAAACGCAATAGATGAAGATATTAACGAATGTATTATTTCTATGGAATACAAGAGGGGTAAATTACTTCTTACTGTAGAAGATGATTCCCCAACCGGCTTTCAAGACCTTACTGATATTTATACTCTTTTCAAAGATACCTATAAACGCTCTGACGTTACTAAAAGGGGTAGATTTAACTTTGGAGAAAAACAAGTATTATGCCTCGCTGACTTTGCAGAGATAATTACCACGACCGGCGGTTACCATTTCGATATGATTAAAGGTATAAAAACTCCTTTACGAACACGAAGGCAAAAAGGCAGTTCCGTTTATATAGAGGCGAGAATGTCTAAGAACGAATACTTTTCATGTAAAGAATATTGTAATCAAATATTAATACCTCCCGGTATAAGCTTTTACCTTAATGAAACTAATGAGCCTATGTTACAATTTTCTTATCAGGCTCCAGATATGTCATTCCCCGCTAACCTTCCTACAGAAATAAAGATGGAAGGCAAGATGAAAAAGGTTACACAGGCTACCCTTATAAATCTTCATAAAAAGGAAGGAGTTGCTTATATTTATGAAATGGGGATTCCTATTTGTGAAATTGATTGTGCCTATTCTATTGACGTTCAGCAGAAGGTACCACTATCTTCCGATAGAGATACCGTCGACTCTAAATACTTAAAACTTCTTTACGGAGAAGTTCTTAACTATACTATAAAAGAAATTAAGTCTGAACAAAGTTCCAACCTTTGGGTAAGAGAAGGGTTCGTATCTTCCAGAACTAGTAAAGAAGTTAGAAAAGAAGTACTAGAAAAACGCTTCGGAGAAAAATCCTTAATAGCTAACCCTATGGATAAGCGAAGCATGGATGAGGCTATTACTAATAACTATAATGTAGTATATGGTTCCGAGATGAGTAAGGAGGAGTGGGGTATTATAAGAGAAGAAGAATTAATGGAGAGTACTTCTTCTAAATTCAAAATGCGTTTGGTAGACAGCAAGTGTATAGAAGGCACTGAGGTTCAGAAAAAAGTAGGAGAGTTTTGCGTAAAAATAGCTTACGAGTTTCTTAGTACTTTACCACTTAAAGTATCCTTTTATGATGCACCCGAAGCTACAGTGATGGCCGACTTTGATAGAGACGCTTATCACTTAAGATTTAATGTAGCTAAAATACCAACGACTTACTGGCATATAGGTAGTGGTAAAATTGATAATTGGAAATTACTTGATTTGATTATTCATGAGTTGGGGCACTATCGTGGAATGCATTACGAACAATCCTATCATGAATGTATTACGATGTTAGGTAGTAGGTTGGCCGTGAAAGCTTTGCGAGACCCAGCGTGGTTTAATATTTAAGGAGTATGAAATGAAAAAAGAAGTTAACGAAACTAAGGTAAAGTTTATTCTTCGCATACTAGCTGAGAACAACCTTCTTACCAGACAACTAATATATGCTATAAGCGCTATATATGATATTGACTCTATGGTAATAGTGAAAAGGGAAGAATACTCTTACAGTTATGAAACATCTAATAAAGGATGAACAATTTATATAAACAGTGTTTAATAAAGTATGAAAGTGGAGCTCTTTCTACTGTATGGATACCTTTAAAGTTCGCTGAAAAGGGAAAGGATATTATAGTAGGTAAGTATAATATAGATGGAGTAAGCGTTAAAGTAGTCAGGGTATACAACGGGGTTAGTTTAGAGGAAGAACAAATAAACTTAAATAAAAAATCTAAATTTGATAGTATAAAGGAGATGCAAAAATGAACCTAAATGAATGGATCAAAAATAAAGTAAAATCTGAGAACTCTTGTCTTGGATTTTCTATCAGATATAATGCTCATTATATTAACCTTTATCTTGAACCCCCTAAGAACTTTTACGCATTCAAAAAGTATTTTGATTCTAAGTTATCTACTAAAGAAGTAAACCTTGGAATAACTATAAAAGTCGAGCAGAAGGAGTTTCATAAGTTTATATTAGGAGGCGTGAAGTTGATAACTAAAGATGCGTTTGGTACTTTTAAAAGATCAAGAATGCAGTTAACCTTATGGACATCTCCAAATTTCGTTTCTATTAGGCCTTAAAATACGTCTTATTTCAAGCATAAATGGTCTATAAACAACTTCTATAGTAAACATGGTATAAAGTATAGGTTTAACGAATAACAACTGAAAAACTAATTTATAAAGATTATGATTACAAATAACAATGGTTAATATATCCCCTTCTCATTACAAACCTTTAAGCGCTAAAATACCCTTAGGTGACCTTTCCTTCAATTTAGATGGCGAAAAGAGTTTTGATAAAGTACCTTCTTTGAAAGATATTTTACTTTCTCAAGAAGTATTTTTGGATTTCGAAATAAAAATAAAAGATTGTAAGTATCAAATTAATACTTCTAAAGGGAAAATGCAAAAAGCGAAAGTAGTAAGTTTCGATGGCAAATACTTTTCCTTCGTTAGCTTTAACTACACGTGTTTTATAATAACGAAAGCTGTCAAAGCATCCGATTATTGTTTATTGGGAAATATTTTATATAAAGTTCGGAAATAAAGTGACTTCTATAAGAGTATTAAAAACCCCTAAACGCGGGGAAAAATATTACTACATTGGATGTAGTTTAGGTTTATTCTCTGTAAAAGAAGAAATTTTTGCTGATGACACAACGGATCAACTGCGTTTGAAGCATTATAACATGTTTGAATTTTCTAGAGATGCTGAAAAAGTGCTTAAAGAAGTTACTAAGATTTTTGAGGATATAGGAGGTAATAAGTTTTGAATAAATATATTTCCTGGAAACTTTTAATAGTTATAGTAGGAGTTATTTGGGCGTACTCTTCTCATTGGCTTACCGATGATATTTTTATTACCTTTAGATATATCGATAATTTATTAGCTGGTAATGGATTAGTTTACAACGTAGGAGAAAGAGTTGAAGGGTTTACACATCCATTGTGGTTGACTATGTTAATTCCCTTTCATCCTAATCTTGAATTAGGCGCTCAATTACTCGGGCTATTCTCCTTTGCCGGAGTGATCTTTCTTCTGACTCGTTCCGGTTGGTTAGCTGCAGCTCTAGTTGTATGTAATATGGATATGCGAATATGGGCAACTGGCGGACTTGAAACGATGTTCTTTACGTTCCTGATACTTTTATCTGTTTGGGCAGTTCGAGAAAAGAAGAATTGGGTAGGTTGGGTACTATTAGCTATAGTATTAACGAGACCCGATGGACTTCTAGTAGCAGGTATAGTACTATTATTTACTGGATGGAAGACTGGGAAACCTTTATTACTACTGATTCCCTTTTTAGCCCTAAGATATTTTTACTATGGAGACTTATTACCTAATACTTATTACGCTAAATCTGGAGGTAATTTTTTATTTTCTACAGGACTTTATTACATCTGGATTTATATATCTGTCCATGTAAGTATCTTTTTAGTATTAGCGGGTTTCAAGTTTATTAAGAAAAAAGAAATAGCATTACCAATGGCCCTTATATTTGGCTATCTATTTTTATTTGTAGTAATGGTAGGCGGCGATTTTATGTACGGGAGATTTATTACACCAGTAGTACCTTTGATTTATTTTGTTATAGAATACTTTCTACAAACATATAAGAACGTTTTTATACTTGCTACAGTATTATTATTATCCTTTGTAATCGAAACCGGTCTTAGACAGAATTTGTTTTATGATAACAATCAACATAAACCAGCTTTTATATTACATGGTATTACCGATGAAAGTTGGTATTGGACCCACGATTTAGGTAATGGATTTAGTATTAGGGATATGGATAAGATGTCAGGAACAAGTATTAAAAATCTTTTCGGGGATACTAGATATGTAGTGTTACTTAGAAGCCAATGCGCTTTTGCTTATTACTTGGGAGTAAAACAAACTTGTGTCATGAGTGAGGGTCTAACCGATAAATATATCGCTAGATTACCTAGTAATGGCGAGGGTAGAGTAGGGCATGAACGAAAAGCACCCGTGGGATATATTCAAAGGCGCGGGGCCCAATTTTTATTTAGTAGGGCGCGTTTGAGCGATTACTACCCCGATAAACCCAACATAGGAGGCTTATTCGCCAACTTTCCAATCGGTAATGGATTTCAGATACATGGAGAAATTTTGAAATACGATTCTTTAGTAGCTTTATTATTCAAATGAATAGGTTGTTTGGTTTTAAATCGGAGAAAAACGAAAATACTAGACGACTTAACTTATAAATAGGAGGTAATATGAAAAATAGCATGAGGGACAGAATAATAAATTGTTTAAACTTATTAAAAGAAGAAACTAATAAAAGACTCACAATCTATAATCAAGGCATAGATTTAATTAATTATGAAAATAATTATACAAAAGTTGCATTGGATTTGATTACATTTAATCTATTTTTAATGAATAAAAAAACTAAAAAAAGTGAAGAAGATATAAAAGAGGAAATCGGGTGGTGGTTATATGAAGATGTCGAAAAGAAATATTGGGTGGGTAAAAAAGAATATGATGTAAAGGATGCTAAAGATTTTATAAAATTCATGTTGGAGAAATGAATATGACACAATTACAAGTAAAAAGATTATTAAGACAAAATAAACTAAAATGGAGCGGTTTTTCTAAATGGATGAATGGTCAAACTGTTAAAATGAAATTTGGTAAAATTGATTACTATTCGGCCGATGTTCTTAGATATATAGATATGAAAATTAAAAAAAAATAAAATACAACTTAAAATATGGTATATTATGAATTGGATGTTAATAAAAGAGAAATACAAAAAGGGATATAGATTGTGGATGCAAAACGAATTCCCTGATATTGAGGAAGATTCATTAACCCTTATGGGTTTACCAGAAAATTATAACAATAGAAATCTCTACGACTTCTTTGATGAGCAGGGGATATATATATAAACGTATATAAATACTCTGCCAAATGGTGGGCTTGTGATATTGCCTCAAAGAAAGTAGATGAATCAGAAATACAATTCCATTCTCACACACTCGCAGAAGAACAAGCATTTCTTAAAGCGTTTGAAATATTAGAGGAGAAGCTAAAGTGAAGCGAAACAGAAAAGTAACTATATTTAATAGATAACAAATTAGGAAGTTTAATTATGATAGAAGATTTAACACCTTTGATAGAAGCCGCTACTAATGAATTTCAAATTACTTTGAATTACTTAAAAAAGACTACCGGAGAATTTGTAACTCACACTGGCGGTATTTATGAAATAGGCCCCGACAAGAACACAGGAGCAACTGTTATATGGTTATGGGATACTGCGCTAAATGATACTATAAGAAAATTTTTGCCAGAGAATGTTCAAAGTTTTCAAGTATTAGGTATCAAGTTTTTTAGACCACAACCATGGCCTATTAAAATTAATGGGGCTATAGTAGTACCTTAAATGCCCTTACGTTTTATTTATCATATTTACAAGACCTCTGAAAAGAGTTTATGCGGTAAACCTCATAAAGATATATTAGGGATAGATATGGATTACGATCAAATTCTAAAAGTGGTAGAAGAAGCTAATGGATTTATTAGTTTATGCAAGATTTGTGAATCTATAAAAAAGAAGGAAGAAAAGAAATGAAATTATGTATTATAATTGATGGAGAAGAATTATTTTTCGATGCTAAAACATTTGAAATAACTAACAACCGTTATGGAGACGTCGATGTAGCGATTGAGGTTTGTACCGAAGATTATATTAAAAGTCCCTTACTGCCCGCGGTTGATACAAATATTAAGTACAAAGTGCCTGGTTTAAGAAAACCCTCACGCGGGGGTATTTCTAGCGACACTACTGAAACTTTTCCTACCAAGTTTCCTTTAGTAGATGTTAAGGATAACTTATTATTTATTTTAAGAGCCGAACGTAACCTACATGTGGTAGGGGCATTGAACCCAGAAGAAGGTTACGAAGCCGTGGAGAAAGTTATAGTGACCCCTGCTATATCTTGGAATAATGATAACTATTATGAAACGATGGAGAATCTAATTAAAAACTTAGTAAAAACAGAAAAGGAAATTATAGGGGAAGATTTCTTTCTTATATTAGAAGCACCTATGGTGTTAAATAATTTAAAAGAATGTTACGTTGAAGAAAAAGTTAAAATATTTAAGAAAAAATAACGTAAGAGGTTCCCTTTGGAAAATGGGACCTTTATCCCGACTTCGTTTCGATAAAATCTCTGAATTGTATCATAACGAGTTGTTTACTGTAGTTCCTCGAAGCGTTGATATAAGACAAGGTATATTTCCTGATGATCAAGGCATGAATAAAAAGAGTGTTATATTATGGGATAATGTTTTCAGTTTAATCACGTTTCCGGATGACAAATATAAAATTATTTCCGTTGAAATCCCCCACTATATTAAGTATTCTAGATTACACCGTTTAATAGGATCTACCTATACCCTCCCTTATATTTCCAACAAATGGAAATTAGAAGAAGTTACTTCTTTACCTTTGTATAGCACTTAAAAGTTCACGTGTGTTTTAAAGTATATAAGTTTTAACTATTAAGATAGGAATTATATGTATGTATTTGTTATAGGAATACTTTGTTTTATAACGGGAATTTTTGTATCCCCTTTTGTTTCTATCAAATCAGCTTTTCTAATTGGAAGAGTAGCCGGTTTTTGCGAAGGTTTAATTAAAAAAGTTAAATAAAAAAGAGAAAAGTTATTCTGTTAAGGAGTAACGTTTTTATTTCACAAATAGAGGTAATCTTATGAAAGCGACTACTAAATTGCTTATTAAATCACTAACCTTCTGCTTCGCGGTAACTGCCTTGTTTTATGTAGCTTGTCTTAAAATCTTTATACCGAGTGTTCAGGGACTACCGACGAATCCTTATACTTCTAATTCTTATGAGTTATCTTTAGTTAATGCTGACTTGGGTATGTATGATTACATTTCTGATGTTACTAAGTTAACTATATTAACTGCTATGGATTCCGCTCACAAAAAATTCCCCGATGTGCCTATTGGGTTAATGCACGCTATTACTAGAACCGAATCTGAGTATCGTTTCTGGATTGATCATCCTATTGTTAAAGTTAGTGTAAAAGGGAAATTAGTAACTACTAACGCTATAGGTTTAGGTGGAGTTATATGGGACTTTTGGAGTGATTCTCTTATTGCTCACGGCATAGCTTATAACAGATCTGACCTTTATATTCCCAATGTTGGTATAATGGCGGAGGCGTGTATATTACATATTATAATTAAAGATGTGATGAGCAATTTACCGAAAGAAACTAGTATTCTTTCACGAATACAATCTCAATATTATGGCGCCTATAGTAATATATATATGAGTAGGATGCAACAAGTAACTTCCGACCTTTGGATGAAGCGAATGGCAAGAGAGATAAAGGACGTGTATTTAAACATTAATAAGTTGGTAGTACCACTAACGGATACTATACCGAGTTGTTATAAAATTTCGGAAGGGCAAAAGGAGTTAAAGAAATGATAATGTTTATATCGGGCTGGATAGTTGGTTATATAGTTATTATAGTAGCACTTTGGATGGGTATTAGTTATATATTCAAAGAACAGGAAGAAATGAAAGATATACAAACCGAATCTGATTTATTTAATTTTAGGAAGAAGAAATGATTCGGGTAATAATAGCAGTTGTTATTATACTTTATTTATTTAACTAAATCTATGAATAATGTACCTTTTGATCTTTTAGGTAAATCACCTTGTAAATATCATATAGCCTTTACAGGTTCTTTAACTGCTGGTAAGAGTACTTCCGCCCAAGCTGCTCAATTTCTTTTATCCCCTTTTTATAAAGTACATGTGTGTCATTTTGCTTACGACTTAAAGAAAATAGCTACTGAACATTTTGGGTGGGACGGCAAGAAGGATGATAAAGGAAGGCGGTTATTACAAGCTATAGGTCAAGAAGTAGGAAGAGATTATGACCCTTGGATATGGGTAAGAAAGTCCTTAGAAAGAGAAAGAGAATTATTTGGGGCTAGAATAGGTCAGGAAGATTGTATTGCTATTTATGATGATTTAAGGTATGATAATGAGGCAGCTTGGATTAAAGATGTTACAGCTGACTGCGCGGGTTTAATTATTTATGTAAGCGATAATATTGAGAAGGATGCATCTGTTCTTAATCACGAGTCAGAGAGAGGACTTTCTTTTCATAAGGCTAACTACCGCATCCACAATAATTATAATGCAGTCGCTTTGGTAAACGCTATTTGGGCTATGCTAAATAGTTATGGATTTCATACTTTAAGAAGGGATATAGAAACTTCTCCTATTGAAAATGTCTTAAAAGATAAGTGCCCTTATCATTTTGTAGTGTACGGGAGGTTATATGCGTGGGTAACCTCCCCCCACTTTATGGCAGACGAAGTTACTATTTGTCCTCATTGTAAATTTATATTATCCAATAAAAAGGAGTAATAAATGCCAGACGAATCGACAAAAAAATGTAATTGTATTTGGTGGGCTTTAGGTACCCTCGTAATAGCCTGTTTAGGGGTACTACTTTATATGCACGTTCTCACTCTTCAAAAGAATTTAGAAATAGCCCGTCAAAACCTTGCGGCAGCGAAGGATTCTGTACGTTATTATCAAACTCAGTATGGTATATTTACTCAAAAATACGTGAGAGTAATTACAGATAAAGATAGTTTAGCTCAACTCTTAGAAAAACAAAATAGGGAATTAGTAGTATATCAGGAAATGAATACACGATTACTTTTACAGTTAAAAGAAACTCAATCTCACGTAACACAAATAGATGAAAATACCTTAATGTCGCCTATTTATAACACTTACAGAGATCCGGGGTTAGTAGTTAATATTTATGATACCGTAACCTTTAGAAGAGCTAATTTAGAAGCGCCTTGGGTTTCTTATAGTAAACCTACCGTGGAAGCTTTAATGTATTACAGAATGGTAATCTTTAAAGACGAAAAGGGATTATTAACCGGTTCTGTTGAAACTTTCTCTCCTTATCTTAAAGCTACTAAACTCTCCACAAGTATAGTAGATAACTATATTCCCCCTTCTTGCACCGACGAATTTCCCAAAGTATTTGGTTTTTCTATGGGGGGTAGTAGCCAATCTGTAGACCTTGGTATCTTTCTACGTGTTGGTTCTTGGGGTATTAACCCCGCTTATTCTTTTATGATGCGATCCTATGAGGGGTTCCATCCTAAAGCATATGATAAATTAAGATTAAACATTGTTAAATTTATATGGTGACTTATGCCAAAAGGTATTTTAAAATTTGATTTAAGCGATGCTTTTGAAGAAGAGCTGTTTAAATTGGCTGTAAAAAGCAAAGATTTTTATTTTGCTGTTCAAGAATTTGATCAATATCTTAGAACAGAAGCTAAATATATGAATGATAAAAAAGCCCGAGAAATGAGAGAGTTATTATATGCTTACTTAGGGGATCATGGTGTAAATTTAGACATGCTATCATGAAATAACGTGTATATTATACTCATATGATAGAAGCATATACAAAAAAAGATAAAAAAGTCTATTCTTTTAATACGAATAACGTTAACGGAGTACTTTATAAATTAAGCGCTTTGAAAATAA